CCTTGGACGACTATCTGAACTCTCTTGCCAAGAAATATGAGTTGGAAGGTGCCAAAGATTTGCTCAAAGAGATTGGCAAGGAGAAGGCGAAACTTGCAATGGAATTGAAAGAGGCTGATGATGCGATTGAGAAGGACAAGCAAATCAATGCTTCATCAAATTTTGTGGGTGGACGTGAAGGGCGTGCCATGGACACGGGAGCGGCTACATATACAGCACATCTGAAAAACAACAAGGTTAGTATTCAAAAGAAAATTGATGAGCAGAACCCAAAGGAGCATGCTATCTTTGATGTTTATGGCAACGATCTCGGCAAGCAAGCTGCCGAGGAAACCAATCATAAACCTGTCGTCACAAACAATGGTGGAGGTGGTGGCGGTGTGCCTGTAGTAGACGATGATAAGAAGAATAAAAAGTCGGACAAGTTCAAGGCGGAACAAGATTGGCAGAAAGAACAGAATGCGCTCAACAAGAAAGCATACATGGAGGGTGAAAAGGATTATGAAGCTTATGTCTCTCGTATGGAGGAGATTGAGCAAGAATTTTATCAAAAAGTGCTTGCTAACAAGAAGGTCACCGCAGAGGAGAAAGCCGAAGCGGAAGCAAGTTTGGCGGAAGCAAAGAAAAAGCAGACTGACCGCAAAAACTCTCCCGATGATTGGAAGGCGAAAGAGGAAGCGCTCAACCGCATTGCGTATGCCAAAGGTGAGAAGGATTATGAGCAATATACTGCACGCATGGACGAGATTAACGTGCAGTATTGGAAAAAGAAGATGGAGCGTTCTGACGTTTCTGCTAAAGACCTCTTGGAGGCGCAAGCGCAATACCAGGAGGCTATGAAGAAACAAGAGGAGAATGCTACAAATGCGAGTAGAGAGGCGGAAGATAAGGCGTATAATGCGCAACTCGCGGAATTGAAGCAACGCTATATTGATGGTTTGTCTGATACCAAGACTTACGAAAATGCGGTGGAACTGCTTGAACTGGAACATCTTCGCAAAGTGGTGCAGCTTTACAAGAAAGGCACCAAGGAACGCCTTGCAGCTGAAAAGGAATATCAGAACAAGGTTTTTGCCAATCAGCAGAAGATTATCCAACGCCAGCAACAAGTGAAACAGCAACTCAAAGAGGAGTACTTTGGGGCAAATGCTGATGAACGTTTGACTAAGTACGATAGTGATATGGCTGCTTTGGAACAGGTATATCATGCTGAAGTAAAAGCAGCTGGCGACAATGCGGCAGAGAAACTGCGCATTGAGGAAGCATTTGAAAAAGCAAAGTTGGCTCTTCGTAAAAAATATGCCATTGATAGTATAGGCGTCACAAAGAACGGCATGGAAAAAGCCAATGAGAAATTGGCTAATTGGTTGGAGAGCGATGCCGGGCAAGCCGTTACGCAATCGTTCTCCACTGTCATGAGTGGCATGGGGGAGATATTCAGTGGCGTTTCTTCTCTCGTCCAGGCGGAACTCGAGAAGGAAACTGCCGCCATCAATGCCCGCTATTCTGCGGAAATTTCTGCTGCGGAAGGTAACAACTACAAGGTGGCGAAGCTTGAAAAGGAGAAGCAAGCCGCCCTTGCCAAAGCGAAGAACGAGGCGAACAAAAAGTTGTTTGCCATGCAGGTCATTCAAGCGGTGGCGCAGACGGCCCAAAACGCGATCTCTGCTTATGGTTCGGCAGCGGCTATTCCTGTGGTCGGTTATATCATGGCACCTATTGCAGCGGCTATGGCTATTGCTGCGGGCATGATACAGATTGCCGCGATCAAAAAGCAACAACAGGCAAGTGAGGCACAAGGGTATGCGCAAGGTGGTTTCACTCCGCAAGGCAGAGTAAACGAAGAAGTGGGCGTGGTCCATGCCGGGGAATGGGTGGCATCGCAGAAGTTGCTCGCATCACCTGTGGCTCGTCCGCTCATCAATGCTTTGGACTATGCACAAAGAACGAACACCATCGGATCCTTGCGAGCCGATGATGTAAGCAGGGCTATTGCTCCCAATGTTGTTTCTACACAACAAGTTCAGCCCGTAGTGGTGCAAGCCCCCACGGATAATGTCGCTTCGGCAGCTTTGGCACAGAGTGCAGCTGTCCTTAGCCGTTATGAGAAAACCATGTCGCAGTTGAGCAAGCGGCTGAATGAGCCTTTTGTCACCGTGAATACAGTGACAGGGGACACGGGTATCAAACAGGCGCAAGAGGAATACGATACGTTGATTAGAAATAAATCTCCGAAAAGCAGAAGAAAATGAATGCTCAATAACTTTTGCGATCCATCATCATATACATTGCAACAAAAAAGAATAACAGCAGCAAGCACCATGTAATAAGCAAACTGCATGATATAGTAGCAAAAACTCTTCTTGTGGATTCTTCCTTTACGTATACGCATGAAATAAACAATGCAATACTTCCAATAAACAGAAATATAAGCGATAATGGAAGAGACCAAAAGAACCCCAAGGCAAGAATTGCCAAAAAGAGTATTAAACTTACAAGTATTATAATTATGGCACGTTTCATTTCGCAAAGATAATAAAAATGGAAATCATCATCAACAATCAACAAGCCGTATTGAAAGAAGGCACATCGTTTGAATTCATTGCCGAGAATAGATTGTTTACGGGAAGTGACAGCTATACGCTGACGATCACTTTCCCTTTGCGAGGGTGTACCCAAAACATCGCGATATTTGGGCATATCCACCGCGCAGATGTGGCAAAGAATAAGGTGGTGTTCGATTGCGAAATTCGCGATCGTGACTTTTATCGGAGTGGCACCATCACCATTACGGAAATTTCTGATGTGGAAGTCAAAACGCAATTTTTGGAGGGACGCAGTGAGCAAAACTTTGATGAGACATTCGATGATATTTATTTGAATGAGCTGGATTTGGGCTATCCTACAAGCCGCGTGGCGGTTGCAGGGCATTGCATGGACGATATGCGCCCATACCCTGATAATTTCTGGATCCCGTTGCCTTGGGTGAATAACACTTCGGGGAACATTCAGAATGAAATGGTGTGGAGTGCAGACAAGAATGAATTTATTTGGCCGCATGAAACCAATGCGCAAACGGGAGCACAGGCTTTGTCGTTTCAGCCTTACTTGCTGTATATCCTTTACAGGATATGCAAGCAGGTGGGTTATAAGTGGGATTTCATGGCGTTGGAAAATTCTGTCTTTGTGAATCTCCTTATATGCAACACCTTGCCTGCTGCATGGGGCGCTTATAACTTTGCACTTGCTTTGCCACATTGGACGCTGACGGAGTTCTTTGAAGAGCTGGAGAAGTTCCTGTTTGGGGATTTCACCATCAACCACAAACAGAAAACGATTTCTTTCAAATTCTCTGATGCCATTGCCACGGAAGCAGATGAGGTTCTGTTAGACAAGGTGGTGGACAGTTATACCACCCAAGTCACGCAGGAGGACAAGTCGGAATACTTGGGTAGCGTGAATGTGAAGTATGAGGACAATGGCAGTTTGCTTTGGGCGTACCATTCGTGTGATTGGTACATTCGCAAATATGGCAAGGATGCCAAGGTTTATGATAAAATGGCAGATTTGTTGGAGGCGGCAAAGTCGCTTAAAATAAGTGGGGTGTACACAAGGCAAACAAGACCAAACGCCAGCAGCACGCAGTATGTGCGTGGCTACAAATATGGCTCTGATGGACACAAATTGTTTTATGTCAAGGAAAACCGCACGTACTTTGTCATGTACTGCTACAAGTCGGAGTTTGTGATGGAGAGTACTTCGGGCTTTTCAGACAAGACGAAAACGAAGTGGTATCGCTATTATAATCGTTTGCTCCCTGTCAATGCCTATGGAGAACGCTTTGCGGACAAGAATGCAGAGGACTTGGAACTGAAAATTGTGCCAGCTTGGATCGAGGGGACGGGAGACAGTCACGGCAATATGCTTTTCATGAATTGTGGCGAGATGGGAAGCAGTGAGAATTGGACACTGACAGAAGATGGGAGCGGTTCTTCAAGTGGCAATCGTTCTGATCGTGTGTTTGGCAGTTCAACGTCAGCCAACACCATTGACTACGATGCAGGTGATTTGGCGCAAGGTGCGGCAAGCCGTACCATTGCCAAGGGGGAGAACAAGAACACGGACGCTTACTTTGACCAAATATATATGGGTTTTTGGAACGGGGTGCAGTACTTCAAGCCGTATATGCCGCACCCTGTGGTGGATTTTGTGGAAGTTTCAGATGAGTTCCAGGCATTCATTACGCCTTTTTCACTTCGCTTGAACGAGGGCATGTGGGAGGAGAAACGCGAAGTGTTATACAAAATTGATGGCAAGAAAAAGTATCAGTTCTCGTTTTTGTCTGATACTTTGCCCAACCCACGTGCCTTATATTATATAAGGGGAGGCAAGTATGTTTGCGAAAAAATAACTGCGACATTCAAGGAGAGTGGAATGTCGCAGCTATTGAAAGGCACGTTTTATCGTGTTTTAGATGATGAATAAAGCTTAGATGATGGCGCCTTGGAGTGCGGTGGCATGGCGCTCGATGGTGGTACGCAAAACCTTTGCGTAAATCTGTGTGGTCCGAATGTCCTCATGTCCGAGCATTCGGGCTACATTTTCGATGGGAACATCATGCGCCAAGGCGAGTGTGGCAAAGCTGTGGCGGGCAACGTGGAAGGTCAAGTTCTTCTTGATGCCAAGTTGTGCTTGTATCAAGTGAAGGTAATCATTTGCCTTTTGGTTGGAAATCTTGGGCAATTTGAAGTCGTACTTTTTCAACACTTCCATGGCAGGGGCAAGGATAGGGGTGAAGAATTTCGTATCGGTTTTGATGCGGTTTCCATCAATGAAAACCAAATCACCCTCCTTCACCGTCATAGACTGATAGTCAAAGTTCTGCACATCGCAGAATGCAAGACCTGTATAAGCGGAGAAGATGAAGAGGTCGCGCACCCGTTCCAACTTTCCATCAAAGGGATAGTCGCGCATTTTCTTTAATTCGCTTTCAAGCAGAGGTTGGCGCTCTTTGCTCTTGCCACGGGTAACACTCACAATTTTGTAAGGGTTGCGCGGTATCTCGTCCAATCGTGCCAGTTCGCCCACCCATTTCTTCAGGCGTTTGTGGTAGCCATAGATGGTGACGTCACTCCGCTCACCATTGTGCAGCCATCGGTCGAAAGCAAGAATGTTTTTGGGGGTCAAGTCGCCATACGTCTTTAGTTTGCCGTAGGTCTTGACAGCATCAATCACTACTTGCTTGTGCTTGCGCGTGCCGATTTTAATGTCCTCGGTTGCCAAGGCTTCCTCGCAGTAGGCGATGAAATCTTTTTGAGCTAATGCTTCAGCAGGAGAAATATCTTGCTTTTGCTCCTCTTCATAGAAATGCTTGTCGAAATTCTCCAAGCTAAGTTCTTCTTTAAGGAATGACATTACTGAAAGAATCTCTTCGCACCTCTTTACGAGTGCTTTGATCTCAGAAGAGTGCGCATCAACCTCCCATTTATCGGGAGTAGAATTGCCCATATTGAAATACTTGCGTGTATTGCGTCCAAGGTACACACGAACTTCAATGAATCCGAAGCCTTTCTTCGGGTAATTTTTTCTTCTGTCGAAAATGACATCTACGAATTTTTTCTCCATAGAGCTAAAATTTTTTGCCATTTCCTCGTGATGGATTGAACTTTGTGAAAAGTGTAACGCACTTCTAATTTGGTGTAACGCAATGTGTCACGCAAATTTGTATCGTGGTGTCCTTTTCTGTCCTGTTATGTCCGTTTTGAGGAATTTGGCAGGGTTTTGAACTTAGCTCTCTATTCCAAAAAACTTATGACATAAAAGTCTGTATTCAAGCATACATGGGTTGTAAATGCTTGATTATTAAAAGCATTAAGGAGAGTACTACTTGCGTAATACTCTCCTCTAATCTTTTCTTTTCGTGATTCCTCAGGAGCCACAAAGTGACCTCGTTGGGAACATAAGTGACTTGCTTGGAATCATAAGTGACTCGCTTGGAAACATGCACTTAAATAGAGTATTGATTTTATTAAATGCATGATAACCACCTCATTTTGAGCCAATATCTTGTCAAAATAGCAGAATAATCAAATCCTTTTGTAAGCAGATTTTTCGGGTTCAAATCTTTATGTATCACCTTTTGTATCACCATGTAGCCTACATAAGCTTACATGTACCTTAGTCTTTTAATTCACCAAGTGATACAAGGGGAAAAGCATACTTCCAATATTGGAGATGTTTGATTTTTTTGTGGTAGCACTTTGCAAGTGCATTTGTTTCAAAGTGTTAAAGACTTAATACATACATATTTTTAGTACTACTTAATATTTCTTTCGACAATTTTCATGGTCTATATTTGCACCCGTAAACGAAATGCAAACAGACAAATGGTCGTTTACTAAAGCAAAATGTTGAGTCTGAATCACTTAATTAACTGGCTACAAAGTTAGCTAAAAAAAGTGGATTAAGCTAACTTTGTGATAGTTATTTAGGACCTTTTGCATGTAAAGGTGTGCACGCCCGACAAGTCATTTCTATTGTTCAACTTATAAAAGGAAAGAAATGGATATTATTCCAAATATGACCGAATGGTCAATGAACATAGAATTAGGGGGCATAAAATGTGGTCGGCTAAAGCCACACAGCAGTGAGGACTCTTTTCGTTCTACTGTGGCATCACTAAATCGAAAGGTGTTTTACAAAAGAGGACTTGCTTTGCATGTCCGTAGCTATTGGAAAGAAAATGCTGTCGGCATCATCTGCGTTTCGAGAAAAGAATTCGATGAACATAAAAACGATCCTGTTTATGAAAACCAATGGCAACGCAAGATTGACGACTTCCACGACCGACTCCTCAAAGCTGAGGAGCTTGATTGACACGCAGGAAGTCATTTATAACATCACCCAGCTCGCTAAGGTGTTGGACGTAACACCTAACACAATCCGCAAACGTATTAGGCGTGGTATTATTCCTGCTCACAAGGAGGGACGTTTCTATTACATCCTTAAAAGTGAGTATGTGAATGCTTTGCGAAATAAGTAGTAACATCACTTAATTCACTATATACTTTTCGCCCCTGCCTACGCTGTGAAGCGCATGGGCAGGGGCTTTTTAATCTCAAAACGTAAACAATGATACCAGACGATATAAAAGACCGCATATTGGAGGCTACTGATTTAGTGGCACTCGTCAGTCAGACGGTGCAGCTGAAGAAAAGTGGTCCTCGCTATGTAGGTTGTTGCCCGTTCCATGCAGAAAAGACGCCCTCGTTCTATGTGTTTCCGCAAACAGGCACATTCAAATGCTTTGGTTGCGGTGAAGGAGGTGATGCCATTGCGTTTCTGATGAAGCGTGATGGACTTTCTTATGTGGAAGCAGTCAAGCAGTTGGGCAAACTGTGTGGCATAGAAGTGGCGGAGCAAGAGGAAGATCCCGAAGTCAAGCAGAAACATATGCACAAGGAGGCGCTGTTGGTGGCGAACGAACAGGTGGCGAAGTTCTATGTGGAGCAGTTTGCACTATCTAAAGAAGCGCAAAGCTATGCTTTTGGACGTTGGGGCGAGGAGTACTGTACGCTCAAAGGCATTGGCTATGCTCCGAAGTCGGGCAAAGCTCTCGCAGGCTTGAATATCAAGCGCGAGTTTTTGAGCGAACTGGGCTTGGTGAATAAAGGCGGCTATGACCAGTACCAAGACCGCGTGGTGATACCTATCCATGACCGATATGGGCATGTGATAGGCTTCACCGCACGTTGCTTGGGTGACGAGCAACCCAAGTATAAGAATAGCGCGGACTCTATTTTGTTTCATAAGTCAAGAGTGCTGTTTGGCATGGAGGACGCTTGGCGACAAGCGGCCAAGACGGATAAGATGTTCCTCGTTGAAGGCGCACCCGACTGTATGCGCTTGCAAAGCATCGGGGTGCTGAACACGGTTGCAGCACTGGGTTCTGCCTGGAATAAGGACCACTTTGCACTGATTAAGAAGAGTGCAAGCAAGGTATGTTTCTTGCCCGATGATGATCCACCTAAAAGAGGCGAACATTTCGGGCATGGCGTGCAAGTGGTGTTTGAGGCAGGCAAACTCGCAATGGAGTGCGGTTTGTCGGTTTCCATCAAGGAAATACCCGACATAGAGAATACGCACAAGCAGGATCCCGACACGTTCTATCAGAATATGAACGTGTTTAACTCTGTAGAGGAGGTGGACTTTATTCTGTGGCGGGCGCAAAAGGCTTTCAGATTTGCGCAGACCACGGAGGAGCAGCGTGTGGTGGTGCGCGAAATTGCGTATTTGCTGACATTGATAGACGACCCGACGGGCGTATCAATGTACGTTGATAAGTTGTCTGCCATTTCGGGCAAGAAAACGCTTTGGCGAGAGGCTATCAATGCGGAGAAGAAACGCATCGAGGAGGAAGAGAAACGAGAACGAGGGGAGGCGGTGGACGACCTCTATAAACGCTTTGGCTTTTATGTGGAGAACGGCAAGTACTTCTCTATCACAGAGAAGGGAAATGTGTATGAGTGGTCGAACTTTACAATGGAACCGCTTTTCCACATCAAGGACAATCTCTCTCCAAAACGTCTATATACACTAACAAACGAATTACATATGAAGGTTTTGATTGAACTCAACCAAGAGGACTTGGTGAGTATTTCTAAGTTTAAGCAGAAGATTGAAGGACAGGGCAACTTTATTTGGAAAGCTACGGAACGTGAGCTTACCAAACTCAAATCGTTTCTCTATGAGAAAACGGAAACGGCTTCACAAATCAAGCAGATGGGCTGGCAACGTGAGGGCTTTTATGCTTTTGGTAATGGGGTGTTCTTCAAGAATAAGTTTTACACAGCTGATGAATATGGTATTGTAAGATTGCCCGATTTGGGCAATTACTACTTGCCTTCTTCATCGAAGATATACAAAGATGATGCCCGGCTTTTCACGTTTGAAAAGCAGTTTGTGCATCTCAATTACTCTTCCGTTACGCTGGAAGAGTTTACCACACAACTTTTCAAGGTGTTTGGTGATAATGGACGGATAGGCTTCGCGTTCTATCTCGCTACCCTATTCCGTGATGTGGTCACCTATGCTTCAGCTGAGCATTGGTTCCCTATTCTCAATCTATTTGGTCCGAAAGGTAGTGGTAAGTCGGAGTTGGGACATACGCTTTTATCGTTGTTCACGATAGCGTATAAAGCTCCGAATATCCAAAACTCTACGATCTCTGCCCTCAATGATACGGTAGCAGCTTCGGCAAATGCCTTAGCGCACATTGATGAGTATAAGAATGACCTCGACCCCAAGGTCATTGAGTTCTTGAAGGGTCTGTGGGACGGCACGGGACGTAGCCGTATGAACATGGATTTGGACAAGAAGAAGGAGGTGACAGCCGTTGATGCTGGCATTATCTTGTCAGGACAAGAGATGCCCACGGCTGATATTGCGCTCTTTTCGCGATTGATATTCTTGCAGTTTCCGCGTTCCACGTTCACGCAAGAGGAGAAGAAGAATTATATGCGACTCATGGAGATGCGTTCGGGTGGTTTGACACACCTCACCATCGCTCTCCTCAAATACCGCAAGCGGTTTGAGGAGCGTTTTACGGGTACGCTCAAAGAGGTACGCAAGCAGGTGGGTGTCGCTTTGCAAGGCAAGCAATGCGAGGACCGCATTGTAAATAACTGGTGTGTGCCGTTGGCTGCATTGCGTGTACTGCAAGATGCAGTTCCCACGCTGGCTTACGATGACCTTTTCAAGATTGTCATCGAAGGTATTCTCAAACAGAATGCGGAGTGTAAGACGAATGGCGAGTTGGGCAGCTTTTGGAATGTGGTGCAGTACCTCGCGAGTGAGGGTATCATCAATGATACAGGCGATTTTGTCATTCGCTACCTCACCAAACTCAAAACGGATATAGTAGATACTTCTTGGCTGGATAAACGAGCGGTGTTGTACATGCAGACTTCGCGTATCTTCAATCTTTATCGCAAGGAGGGACGCAAGACGGACGAGAAAACCTTGCCCACTGATGCACTCAAATACTACCTTGCCAACAGTGCTGCTTATCTCGGTCAGAAGGTGGTGCGCTTTATTGTGTTCCGCAATGGCTACCCTGTATTGGACTCTGCCAAGCAGGACAAGCATGGCAACCCGGCTAAACTCTCTCAATCGGCACGCAGCTATTGTTTTGACTACCAGAAATTGGTGGACCAATTCGGCATCAATCTGATTACAGGTGATTCGGACGATGAAGAGGAATAGTCAGCGGAATTTTTCGTTTATTACAAAAGGCACGGAGCTTTCCCCCGCTTCCGTGTTTTTTGTGTTTTAGAGGTACATGACCCTCGCAAAAGGTGCAGTCCGTCCAAATCCCATGCACAGCGTGCGTAATCGAAGGAGAGTATGCCCGTCATGCTATCCAATCGTAGCACGGAACAATGGTATCGGCAAAATCCTCCTCCGTCTCAAATTTTCCTTAATGCGTGGCGAGGGCGAAAAATCGCTGTAACATTTGTAACATTTGTAACACTCTCATTTTCAGACATCTAACAGTATTCTTTTCTTGTAATCGAATGTAATTTCTTGTAACATTTCTCTCAATACCATGCTTTGGGGAAGCCTTTTCATCTTAAAAGCGGTGGCGGGAACCTCTTCGTCATCATGCAGCAGGGCGGTTTTATGAACTCCTCGCAACTGTCGAAAACGTACATATCCTTATCGCCAATCTCCCATGTCAAGGTTGTACTTCTTGTTCGTGCCTTTTATGGGAGGCTGAACCCACAGGCATTCAACGAGGTAAGGCTGCATTCATGGAGCGCTCTGCCGAACCTAACTTTAATGTTTGGGCTTCTGTGGTGTCGTGTCCATTTCTTGATTTGAATGTTTACCCGTGACGGCCTACGGGCGGAGAGATTTTTCCTGATGCAAAGGTAATGCGAGCGTGAACGGACAAGTACCGCGTTGCTATGGCTGCAAAAAAAATCCGACAACTTTCCTTCTTTTTTCTCGTGCCTCACAAAAAGGAGGTATTTCAGATTTTTTCTTTGCCATTACTTGCTCCTGTGTTCACTTCCTCTCGCATTCTTTTCGCATCGTAAAAAGTCCTCACCCGGAGGACATCACTTAAAGTTTCACATTCAAATTCTATCAAGAAATGGACACTACAAACACCACATCAGCTCTTCAAACATTAAAGTTAGGCTCAGCAGAGCGCGAAGAAAAATTGCAGCCTTACCTCGTTGAACACCTATGGGATCAGCCCGCTGTTTATTGCGGCACGTACAAGAAGTACAACAATGGCTCATTGGACGGAGCTTGGCTGGATCTGGAAGCATTCGACAGCTACGATGAGTTCCTTGAAATATGTGCCCTGCTGCACGATGACGAAGATGATCCTGAGTTCATGTTTCAAGATTATCAAGGCTTCCCCCGAGAATGGTATTGCGAGAGCTGCCCAGGGGAAGATACATTCAACAAGATTTTAAAATACTGCGAGCTGTCTGAAGATGAGCGCGAGGCTTACGAAGCTTACTACGAATGCACTGGTGATGATTCTTTCGCCCACGCCAAGGAGCGCTACATGGGAAAATTTGATTCGGAGGAAGCTTTTGCCGATTATATCATCAGTGAGTGCTACGATTTGGATAGCATGATGGGTGATCTCTCCTTCTACTTCGATTACGAAGGCTATGCAAGGTATTTGTTCTCGTCGAACTACACCTTCTGCGATGGTTATGTCTTCAATAATTACAAATAACACGGGAGCGGGGTGAAAGCCCCGTTCCTTTTGAAACCCTCTTTTGAAACTCTTTTGGATTGTCTTACGGGGAACCATTAACCAACCAACTAAATAAGTTTAATTACTTAATACATACATAGAAATACTTGATATACATCATCTTCAGTACAACTTAAAAGGTGTATATTTGCAGCATTTCAAACACCCTAACAGTACTCCATGAGTGACTATCTTGTCTACATAAAAATGCCATCGTATTTGCGCCAATGGTTCGTTCACCGTCACAGCGGTTCCGAGCCTGTGGTGCTCAGGCAAGGTAGCATAGAGTCGAAGTTGATAAAGTTGGCACAAAGCCGCCAACCCGACGACTTCTTTCCTCCGCTTCAAAAGGAGGACGAGGTGGCTATTTGCATTCCTTACTCCAAGGCACGCGACCCACGTACCTACAACTATATCTCTCCCACGGGCAAGAAGGCATTGCTTGATAACATCAAGAATGCTTTTGCCGTGGATTGTTGGAACTTCCTGCACGACTTCGGGCATATTGGTCAGCAACAAAAGGAACTGATCTATTTGTATATGGAGCAACGGGGCATCAAGGAGGACGGCACTTGTTGGGACAGCATTGCGAAGGCTTATCAGCGACTTCGCAAGAATTACCTTTCAAACGAGAGTAGAAAAAGAACCCGACAACAGCAAGCTGAAAAGTCACAAGCAGAAAGCCAAGAGTTTGTAGAACATAATTGTTAATACCGAAGTTAGACATGAACAGATTGCCGGGTATCAGTCATATTGCATACGTATCGGCTGAAGCTCTCACACCGCACATCACCTTGCAGGCGATAGCGAAGGTGCCAGTGGGCATCTTTGCTCGGCTTTCTTTTGTTTCGTTCAACAAGCGCACTGCGCTTTGTGAAACGGAAACGGAGTTTGACAATAACAGCACGCTCGAAACGGCTACGCTGACTTTCTATTCTCCCGAAAAATTGCCATCGGGCAATCTTTGCTTTGTGGTGACAAGTGTGAATGGGGAGCAATATCTCATCGGAACAAGGGAGGCGCCTTTCCCTTTTGTTAAAAAGGAACAAACCACAGGGTTGCCTGATGGTGACGCCAACACCGCAAAATACACGGTTTCCTACTCAAATCGGGTGGCTTTGATTCCGATTTCGAGCTAAAATCCCTTGATTTTGTAACTTTTTGGGGGTGTTTGTAACAGCGAGTAACTTTTTAGCGTTTTCAGAACGCTTGAAAATCAAGTAGTTGAGAAAAAGTTACAGATGTTACAAATGTTACAACGAAAAAGGTCTCGCGCGAGCGCGAAACAAAAATTTATCTGACGCAACATTTTTATAAATTTATACTTTTGAACGATGGGCAGGTGCAGCCGTGAGGTTCCACCTGTCTTTTTTGCTTTTTATATGTGCGCATATCTTTGCCATAAATAATACACGCGATTATGGCAAAGAACAAATACCAACTTCATTTGAAAGGCTATGTGGGCAGCTGGGACTTTGATGCTGACTACGTGGACTATATTCTGGGCAAGAACCTCGACAAGGAGGTGGCGGTGCTGATTGACAGTCCTGGCGGACAGCTCAACACGGCATTGAGTATCTCTTCTGCCTTCAAGCGGCATGGCAATGTCCATGCGCACTTTGTGGGCATGAACGCGAGTGCTGCCACCATCGCTTCGATGGGTGCCAAGCACATCACCATGGACAAGTCTGCCATGTATCTTGTGCATCAATGTGCACTTCCATTTTTTGAGTATGGCAATCTCAATGCCACGGGCATGAGCCAGCTCATTGAAAGTCTCGGCAAAGCCAAGACGGATTTGGAAAAGATGGACGCAAATGTGGCTACGATGTATGCCACACGTTGCAAGAAAGAGCCAAAGGCTTTGCTTGACCTCATGAAGGTGGGCGGCTGGCTCACCGCACAAGAGGCACTGGATTGGGGCTTTGTAGATGAACTGACAGAGTTCGAGGACGAAACGGCTCCTGTACTCACGGCTTCTCTCGCTGCCGATTTTCAGGCGAATGGCATTCCGCTACCGAACGTCCCTAAGAGCAAGTCGGAAGAGACGTTCTTTCAAAAGATGGCGCAAGCGCTTGCTGCCGTTTTCAAACCAACACAAGTAAACAATCAACATACCCCGAAACCTATGAACATCATTTTTAAGAACATCTGCAAGTTCCTATCCTGTGAACATCTTGCTTCGGAAGATGGCAAGGTATCGCTTACTGAGGCACAACTGAGTGATTTGGAAAGTGCGATGCAAGCCAACCACGATATGATAGCGGAGCTATCTATCAAGGTAAAGAATGCAGAGGACGAGAACAAAAAGCTCACCGAGACGAACAAGTCGCTCGATGAAGCAAACAAGACGCTCGAAGCGAAAGTGGCCAACCTCCCTGCTGCATCAACCACCGCCATAGTAGATGACAAGAAGCATGAGGACCACGAACCCACAGCTTACGAACAGTTCATCAATGCTGGCGAAACGGCACGCAAACTCTATGACAGTTTGCCATAGTAATCTTATAACCTCATAACCTTAAAACTCCAAACTAATATTATAACCTCATAACCCCAAAACTTAAAACTCATTCCTATGGCTGGAAAATTCTCTTTCACCCTACAAGAATATAAGGACGCGGCACGCAAGTACCGCTCCGACTTCCTGCGCTTGCCGATTATCGGCTGCGAGGAAACGCTCAAATTCATGACAGGTCGCCCAGGCATTCGCTACAAGGAAAGTGTAGGTACGCTCACCGCTGGGGCGCAGTTCGCTCCTTACAAGCCCTCTCGCAAGACAGACGCCAACTTGAAGTTGGACTACCGCACCTTGGAAACGTTCTTCGGTTCGGTAGTGGCTAACTTTGAACCTAACTCGGCCATCTCTACCTTGCTTGGCACAGGTGCCACCAAGGGAGACGGACAGAAGTCTACGCCCACAGCTCGCGAGGTGTTAGGACTGATTGCCAAGTCGCTCTCTGAAAACTTGAACATGGCGATTTGGAAAGGCACACGCAATGCGGACGGTGATACCACAATGGACCTTTTCGATGGTTTTGACACCATCACGCAAAAGGAAGTCACTGCGGGGACGATTGCTGCGGAACATGGCAATTATCTGAAACTGGACAAGGCGATCACGGAAGCCAACGCGGTTGATGTGGCAAAAAAGATTCTCTTTTCGCTCGATTCGCGTTTGCGCTCACAGGAACTTTTCCTGTATTGCTCGCAGGAGTTTGTAGATATGTACAACGAGGCGTATCTTCTCACGCACTCGGCTATTCCGTACAACACGAAGTACAACCAGCCCACAGTGGAGGGTTCTAACGGCAAACTCACTTTCTGCCCGTTGTGGAATAAGTCGGACTCGAAGTTCATGCACGTGTCACCCAAAATCAACATGCTTTATGGCTATGACCAGATGGGCGACATCGAAAGTGTTGATGTGGAACGCTTTGAGCCGTTTGTACTTTCTTACATTGCCACCATGTTCTTTGGCGTGCAGTTCGAGAGCATTGACAAGCGACGCTTGAAGGTTATTGAACTGGCTGAACAAGGTTGATAATCAGTGGAGAAAGGTGGGCGCGGTGGTAATTTATCTTGATTGTCACCTCGCGCTTGCCTGCTATCCAGACTAAATAAATTCAGAAAAATGGCAAAGACTTGCACATCACTTCAGAAGTCGCTCGGCTGGTGCCAAGGCACGCCTGAGCTTCCCGGCGTTCGTCGCCGTATCTATTATACTTCCAAGGGCGACATTGCCCAATGGCCCACACTTCCACGTGACGAGAATGGACGGGTAACTGCTGCCACGTACACGGGCAGTTTTACCCTAAAGGCTGATGCCAAATGGAAGTATATCGACATTCTGCCCGAAAAGTCGCAACTCACCTCTGAGGCACAGGGCGAGTTGCCCAGTCAGACGCAGTTGAACAAGCTGACTGCTGTTCACCCTGGGGTGGGCGCAGAGGCGAGTGCCGCTGCTGCTTATCTCAACAACAATGACAATGTGTTCTTGGTGGAGGACATGAAGGGCAAATACCGTGTAGTGGGATCTGAAGCCTGGACTACCAAAACTACGGTGGCACAGGACCTTGGACAGGGTGCCACTGGTACCACAAGCACCACCATTGCGGTAGAAGCTACGGACGAATGTCCTGCGCCTTTCTACGAGGGTACTATCACAACGGAAGAAGGTGACATCGAAGCTGCTTAGTCAGTTTGTAGTTTTGAGGTTATAAGGTTATAAAGTTTGTTCTTGGGAACAAAAGGTAATCTTATAACCTCATAACCTTAAAACCCAAAACTTAATATGATTGATTTGGGGGAAATTTTAGAAGAGATCAACGTCCCAGACCTTTCGTGTCCGCTTGCTTTGGAAAGCAAGGGCGTAGCCACGTCCAAAAATATTTTTGCCGAGCAAAAACGCCATGCTTGGGATAAGTCGGTCGAAGCGCGTTGCGACTTCTCCCGTAAAGTCCGCATCACGCGAAGAGCTGATGTATTCTTTATCTCGCTTTGGCAGAAGTCGCTCTATGGGCGCACCTTGACGGACATCAAAGGCGATGACAACATGGTGGACTTCTTTGCGGAGAATGTGGCTCCGCTCATTGCCGACATTTTGGGCAATGAACTGAAGCATGGTAATTGGTGTATTGTCACCACGCCCAAGCGTAGGCACTTGATCAAGAACTTTGCCACACGAATAAGTGAAAAGATAGCAGCTCTGCTATCCATTCCCTTTTACGAAGATGTGGCGCATTGCCATAGCAAGAAGCGTATTGGGGCAGTGTTCTCGCTCAACGTGTTGCCACGTGAGCAGAACTGCATCGTGTTCGATGATTTTGTGACAACTGGCTCTACATTGAAAGCAATGAAGAACTTGCTCATGGAGAACCATAAGAATTGTGTGTTCTTCACGGGCATCAACAATAAGTTGTGATGCTGACTTTATAACCTCATAACCTCCAAACTTAAAACTACACCTCTTATGGACAAAGAATTTACCAATAAACTACAAACATGGCTCTCCCTGCCTCGCGAGGATCGCGATTGGGACGAGGGCGCTTTGATGCTCCTGCAACTGACAGGCAACAAAATCATGTATCGCAACCTCAGTGTGAACCCTGAGGGCAAGGCTAACTTCATTGAAGGCAAACTCCAGCAATACTTGGAGTTCCGCTTGGCGGAATTGACGCATGAACAGGTCAAGGAGATGCAGCACGCTGTCGAGGAGATAGTAAAAGAGCATACCGAGTTCAAGAGCGATGACAACGAGGCAAAGAACTTCAAAGCTGGCAAGCGTGCTGACCATGACACGCTACCCGAAGAAATACAAGCTCTCTATGTCGAGAACTTAGACATTGTGCATCGTATGCGTGAACTTCATTTGAAGCTCCGCACGATGAGCACAACGGACTCCACTTGTGTGGACTCCGATCGTTATCCTTTCCTCAAAGAATTTATCAAATTGGATAAAAAGCTGCACGACAATTGGAACGTTTATGACCATTTCGTGACAAAGGCAGAAACGGCAGAAAGTGCAGAAGAGGCAGAAGCGAAACCTAAGGCGAAGAAAAGCAAGAAGGCATGAAACGCTCGGCATCGATCTCTGACTATTTGAAGCCATTGGCAGATACGCCCAACCAGGCGTATCTCACCAATGCATTACAGGTGGCAGATGTCTTGGAGTGGATTTTGTCGCAGGTGGGCAAGGCTAAGGTATGGCAAACTTCGTTTTCCATTTCGGAAGAGTTCTTGCGAAGACTCTTCTTTATCGAAAAGGGAGGCAAGGTGTTGGAGTTCAACTTGGTGTTGGATCACAAAGCTACAAACAAGACATTAAAACTCTGGTCGTTTATCTGCCAAGTGATGAAACGTACCTATCTCGCGGATAACCACTCGAAGATCTTGCTGGTGGAGAGTGAAGCGGGTGACACCATTTCGGTAGTCACCTCGCAGAACTTGACCCGAGGCAACCGCCACGAGTCTACGTTTATCTCTACCGACAAGGCTATCTTCGCTGCCTTGCACGGACAGGTGACGGACTTGATACGAAACCATTCTGTGCCACTGAATGACTTGTTTGCACAGAGGCTCACGCAGAACGGAGCGAATGATTAAACGCTCTCCCGTAACAGATATTTCTATCCCCTATAACAGAAAATACTATTCCTATGGACTACACCGAAGAACAACTTACCCAAATAGAACAATATGCTTCCATCTATCTTAAAATCTCTGATATGGCGGTCATTCTCGGCATATCGGCTACCCAACTTCGCGAGGATATTGCTGCCAAGAGCACGGAGGTATCAAGGCGATACCACCGTGGCAAAGCGGCTAGCCGTGTAAAGCTCTTGCATCAGGAGATGCAGCTCGCTTATGTGGGCAGTCCGCTGGCGCTTGAGAATACACGCAACAATTTGTTGGACATGGAAGATGATGAATAACTATGAGTTTACCGAACATTGTAGAGGCGGCTAAAGCCGACCTCTATACTGCCAAAGAGGAACTTTTGCAGAAATACGCGCAATCGCAAGTGGAACACTTGCTTCGATTGCGCGACATGGTCACTTGGTCTATTGCCAACCCTGATGCCAAAGACCGCCAATTTGTGGACGAGGAGCGAACCCGTTACGGGTTGTCGCTCGTTACTGCGTATGCAGACCTGAAAATCGTGAAAGCCATTCTGCCCAATATGGGCGAGGCTTCACGTGATTTTCATCGATGGCGCTACAACGAGATGATCCTTGAAACGTACCTGATGGCGAAGAAACGCAAGGACACAAAGACGATGGAAAAGGCGGCTACGAGCTATGCCAAGTTTAACCGCATTGATATTGAAGATGAACAATCGGTGCCGTACCACATGATTGTGGTGCAGCCTTTCTTTCCCACCACCGACCCGCGTGTGGTGGGCATCAATCCTGTGCCAAATATTGATGAGCGCATTCGTAAACTCACACGTGAGCTTTCTGATACGCACCCCGATACGGAGAATGTGGAATATGAAGAGGCTGATTTGCCGTTGGACGAAATCTTTAAGAAGGAAGATGATGGACAAGGAGAAAACGAATGATAAGCACGTGGACACCTCGCTTTGGGACGAAGAAAGCAAGGCACACGCTAACCGCGTGTACTTCAACAAACCACAGCTTTTGACGCAATACATTGGCGCCAAAACCACCGTGATTGTGGCTGGACGACGCACGGGCAAGACAGACTCTATCGCCTCGCCCTTTGTGCTGCGCAATATGCAGCGTATGCCGGGAAGCACAGGGGGAATTGTCGTGCCGACTTTCAAACATGGATTAACGAACACTTTGCCCGGTCTGTTTGCTGCTTGGAAACGCTGGGGCTACATCAAGGGGGTGCATTATGTGGTGGGACGTAAACCTCCGCGCTCGTTCTCTAAGCCTATTACGGAACCTGCGGATTATGAGCATGTGGTGACTTTCTATAATGGCAGTGTTGCCATTATCATTAGTCAAGACCGCCCTGGCTCATCGAACTCGCTGACGCTTTCTTGGTTACTCATTGACGAGGCAAAGTTTATTGACTACGACAAACTCAAAGATGAAACGCTCCCTGCCAATGGTGGCATTCGTTCTTACTTCGGGCATCACTCGTTCAACCATTCGATGATGGTTTTGAGTGATATGCCGCAGACTACGAAGGGTTCGTGGTTCCTGCACTATGAGCAGAAGATGGACACGGAGTTGATTGATACCATAAAAGGTACAATCTATAAGATTTGGCAGACTAAACAGCGAATTGCTGATTTGAAAGCAGCACACCAAACTGTGCCTACTTACTTGCCTTCATACCTAAAATGGCTGGATCAATCGCTGAACAAGATGCGCAGCGTGGCGGTGTATTACAAAGAATACTCTACGCTCGAGAACTTGCAGTTGCTTGGAGAGGAGTATATCCGTCAGATGAAGCGCGACTTGACGCCTAAAACTTTCCAAACTTCTATTCTCTGCCAAAAGATTGGCATTTCGCACGATGGCTTTTACTCGTCTATGCAGGAGTGGCACAAGTACGATGCTTCGGATTTTGGGTACTTAGATAGTTTGGGGTATGACCGCATTATCGAAGAGGCACAGCAGGAGCGGTATTCCATACGCTCGCTGAGCAACTTTTCCTCGCTTCACTCGTCTCTTGACTGCCGCACCGATGCGGACCTCGACCCAATGGCTCCACTCTGTATTGGCATGGACTACAATGCCAATATCAACTGGATTGTGTGCGGTCAGCCTCGCGGCAACCGCCTAAATGTGCTCAAATCTTTTTACGTGAAATTTGAGCGCAAAATCCCTGCGCTCATTGCAGACTTCTGCACGTACTATGCTGCTCACCCGAACCACAGTGTGGTTTACTATTATGATGCTACTGCGCTTGGCTCGAACTATGCGGTGAATGACCAAGACTTTCATTGGGTGGTGGTGCATGAGTTTGAACGCAATGGTTGGGCGGTGAATGATGTGTATCTAGGCAATCCCATGCGACATGATGAGAAGTATTTGCTAATCAATCAGGGGTTTGCTGGCAAGCAACGTCTGATGCCTTATTTCAATCGGCAAAACAATGATGACCTTATCCTTGCTATTCAGTCTGCTGGCGTGGAACGCGGTCGTAATGGCTTCCGCAAGAATAAGTCCACAGAGAAAAATCCCGAATCAGAGGAGGACTTGTTGGAGCATCGTACCGATGGCACAGATGCGTTTGATACGCTGTATATTGGGTGTGAGAAGTTTCCGCAGCATGATTTTTATGGATATTCGGTGGGGGGAGTGAGATAACATTTATAACAACTTCAACAAATCAGTGTATTTGTTTAACTTTGCAAGCAAATAAAAAAATAGAATGGCAAGATACAATAAACCACCTCTCAACTATTCAGAACAAGTAAAACTACTTGAATCACGAGGCTTGATTATAGGAAACAAAAAGAAAGCCGAACGATTGCTGGCTAATATCAGCTACTATCGTTTGAGTGCATATATGTTGCCGTATAAGGTATGCATGAATGGCTTTATACAAGACCTATTCAAAGATGGTACAACTTTGGATATGGTTTATGACTTGTATAAATTTGATAGAAAACTTCGATTGCTACTTTTCGATGCGATTGAACGAATTGAAGTAGCCATACGAACGCAAATAGTGACTCAACTGAGTTTGAAATACGGATCACATTGGCAAGATAATCGTAGCATTTTCAGAGAGCCTCGCCAATGTAGAAGACGCAATGGGACAACATTCACTGATGATGTGTTCAGTGATATTCAAGAACACATTCAAGATAGACTACGCAATGATCGTTCCGAAACATTCATACAGCATTATCGAGAAACTTATTCAGAACCTACTAATCCACCTTCATGGATGAGTGTAGAGATAATGTACTTCAACCAACTATCACGTATTTGTGATGGTTTGAAACGAAGAGCAGATATCGTAGGCATTGCAAAATACTTTTCTTTGCCACCTAAAGAGTTCCAATCATGGCTTCATGCTCTTAATTTTATTCGTAACTTGTGTGCTCACCATGCACGTTTATGGAATCGAGACATGAATATTGTTCCAGAGAAATTGGAGTTTTCAAGGACTCTAACGTGGATAAGCAATCCTGACACGGTTAGGCGCAACAAAGTGTATTATACATTGTGTATGGTCAATTATTTCCTACAGACGGTAACACCACGTTCTATGTTTAGAAAGAGATTGAAGGTTTTGTTGCAGCAATATGCGGCCGTACTTGATTTATCTTCAATGGGATTCCCTGAAGATTGGGAAAACGAAGAAATGTGGAAATAAATGCTCAAAAATATTGCACAGTCAGAAATGAATTCTTATCTTTGCAGTTGTAAAAAGATAGTTCTATAACTAAAAGATAATAGGCCTTTCAGGCTTGCCTTTTAGGCAGCATACTTGAGGGGCGTTCTTTAATAACGTTGCTCATTTATTGAGCAACGTTTTTCATAAGTGCCCACATCGGCAGGTCGCGATGTCTGCACTATAAAAAAGATGACTGGGAATGTAGTGATTATCATTGCATTCCCTTTATTTATATTCAAGCCCTCCCTTTCGGGCAATCCTTTCTTTCAGCCGCCTTGCGCATTGGCTCTCTTGCTGTGCGCATGGCGGCTTTTTCGTGCGCTTGGGTGTGGAGGAGTGGGAGAGGTGGGCTACATGGGTAGGGGATATATGTGGGGCGGTGGCAAGCTCCTTGCTTCGGCAATCTCGTGACGTGGCAGAAGCATTATCGGATATGTTCTTGGTAGCCCCGTGCGCTTTGTCGGAAGGCAGAGCGCATAGCCTTGGACTTTTGCTGTATTCGCAGCATTGTCACCACTCATTGATACGAGCCAGATGTGGGTGGCTTTTGCTCAGATTTTACCACAGGTAATGAGGATAAGATGGTCGCTTTCTCTCATTTTCTTAGATTTTAAGTGTGTGACGATGTGGATTTGAAGAGGTTGGTTTCGATGAGATATTCATCATGCAGTCAGCAGAGATTTTTGGCGATGGCAGCAGCTCCGGCATAGCTTGCCCCGACAAACATATCCGGCATGCCTTCTTCGTTTCTTCATCACTACCTAATAGATGACGTAGGGTCGTCTCCTCTGCTACGATTTCCACTCCATTGACGCACTCGGAATGGGCAGTGTGTGTCATATTTATACTATCGTCCATTTTTTACAAGGGGCAGCAAGGTGCTCCCATTATTTTTCCTGTGCAAAGTTGGCATGAAGCGGCTTTGCGGCAAGGGCACGTTTCTCTTATCACAAAAATTTTTCAGAAAAAGATGTTCGTTCCTCTGCACTTTTTCCAAGCCCGTGAAGGGTGAAAATTTTTTGCGCTATCCCTTGTCCTCCAAGCCTAATGACTTCATGCCCTTAATTGCACGTAAAAATCAAGGGAGCACCCCGATGCCCCTTCTCAAGTAAAAAATCTTCAAAAGTATAAATTATCATGACACACACTGCTGTACATTCCGAGTTCGTTTCAATGGGTTTCAATCGCAAGCGCAGAGTTTCCTTCCCCCACGACATCTATCAGGTGGTGGTTAATGGAGAAGAAGGCGAATATGCCGAATATGAAGTCGAGGCTGACAGCTATGCCGAAGCTACCGCCATGGCTGAAAATCTTGCTGCTGACAGCATGATCAACATCTCTTACATCGAAGTCTACCTCTTCCAATAAATCCACATCGTTCACACACTTAAAATCTTACAAGAAAATGAAAGCTCTCAATCTTATCCTCATCACCAGTGGTAAAATCAGTGAAGCCACAGCCCACATCTGGGTCGTATCAATCAGCGGTGACAATACTTCTCGCGTCTACTGCAAAAGTCCTTACAAGGCTATGCGCTATGCCTTCCTCCTGAAAAAGCGCACGGGGCTGAACATCTCCGATAATTGCCTCTGTCGCGTCAGCCACGAGATAGCACGAAGCAAGGCGCCCGCCACCGCCCCCGAGGGTTCTGCCCCTGCTCCCATGCAGCCCGCCTCTGCCGCTCCTACCACCACACCCAAGCGCACGAGGAAGCCTGCCGCCAAGCGCACTACACGCAAGAGAGCCAATGCCACGGCTTGAAGCTGAAAGAAAGGATCGCCCGAAAGGGCGGTCTTTTCCGTAACCCGAGGTTTGTGCGATATTGCGAGGGTTATTTAGTTTCCGATCGTTTATGCAGTACAATTATAATCCCCAAGGGTATAGCTTCACTTCTTCCATTCCCGATGTGTTCACCATCTCCGATTTCCAAGGCAGTTCCGTGTACTTGTCCATCAATATCAACCGCAGTGAAGATCCTATCTTCTCTACCACACTTTATGCCTATGGTGGACAGGCAAGCATCTATGATCTCCGTTCCATCATTGAAAGCTATATGGAGGAGAAATCGCTCGTTCATGCCGCGTGTAGTTTCCGTATGCAGGTGGATAGAAATGACTTCACTTTGGGCGAGTTTACCTTAATTTACTGCAAACCGCAAATTCAGAATGCGGACTGCAAGCAGTTCTTGCAATCGTATTTTCTCACGCCTCATGCTGTGCGTCTCGTACCGCACGACTTTCAGATTGATTTGCAGTATTTTGTTTTCCCCGATGAAACAGGGCAATGCTCCACGTTGTTTGTCATTCAACCCGAAGGGGAAAGCCAACCCATTTCGCTCTCCGTCTCAGCTTTGCCCATCGCTTCCAAACGATTTGACCTTTGCTTCGAGGATCTGAACGAAGATGACCTACTTGCCCAGTTGCCCCAAGGCACCAAGGGCAAGTTGTTGTCCGTCACCCTTTATCGAGGTGCACGGACTTTCACGCTCTTCTTTACAGACGAGCCACCCACACTTACGCTCTACTATTACAACGCCTTCAACGTTTACGACACACTCTATCTTACCGCTCAGACCAAGCGCAAACTTTCCTTTGATCGCAGCACCGCCATTTGTTGTGGGCAGAGTTCCTCTTACGATGACAACACGGAGGTTGAGTATGAGAGCGAAACTTCCGCTCTCTCATACCTGCAAGCCAAGCACGTGACTTACGCCCTGCAATCTCACACCTTGTTTCTCATCTCTCCCGACTATCCGTCGGGCACTTCCATTCTCATCACGGACATTGAGAGCGAGCTTTCGGATGCCACCACCGCCAACTGTTCCGTGAAGTTCAAGTGGGAACCTGTTCGCCAACAGCCTGTCCTAACTTTCACTCGCAAGCGCAATATCTTCAACTCCATCTATAACAATAATTTTGACTAATGCCCCACGCTATTCACATCACCACCCTCAAACGTATGCTCCAATCTCCTGAACCCGTAGACCTCAAACTCTGGACGCGCTCGGGTGAAATCCAATGCTGGCACCGCTGCATCTCGCTTCGCTATGACTTCTACAAAGGCACGCGAAGAATGAAACTTCTGGATAGCAATGAAATCCGACAGTTGAGAGATGTGTGCGTGTTTGAAATCAATGGAATGGAGGTGTTTATGTAAGAAATATATTCCAATGTTTTGCATTTATAGAATAAATTCATTACCTTTGCAGTATGGAAACAATAAGAGAAATTATCTTCTCTAGAGAGTTTGATGAGTTCTATCATAACTTAGATGAGCGTACACAAGAAAAGTATGATTATGCTTTTGATATGATTCGAACGCAATACATTGTCAATAAGAAATTTGTAAAAAGCTTGGAGAACACAGATTTCTATGAACTTCGTATTTCTATCGGTCATAACGAATACCGCTCAATAATGCTTGCCATAGATCATGACAACTTTATTCAAGCACATCGTGTTCTTGTTCTAAACTCTTTTTTGAAGAAAGATTCTAAGCAATATAAAGCAGAAGTGAGAACTGCTGAGAGTATCTTAATGAAATATATGGAGGAATAGTTATATGTTGAAACTTAATGAAAATAAATTAGCATCATTGCGCAGATTCGATGATGTTCTAAACGAAAAATATGGCAGTGAGAAGAGTGTTGAACGCAAAGAGTTTGATGCCAAAGCTAAAGCATGGTATTATGCAGAATTGCTTAAAGATGAGCGTAAAAAGCAAAATATTACCCAAAAGTCTTTGGCAGAACAAATAGGTAAAAAGCGTGAGTATATATCGGCATTAGAAAAGGGGCAAACTGATATGCAACTTTCTACATTCTTAAAAATTGCTGACGCTCTTGGATTACGTTTTTCTTTAGTATTGGGCTAAAACTATTGGATAAATGAAATGTAGTATAACCACAATCGAAGATGTTAAGGCTTTTGCTCAATACTTGACAAACGACCTTCATCTCAACTTTCACCCCGACGATGATTTTTCGTTTTACGTAAACTACGAAACGAAAGAACCTACTTTCTCACCCAAAGAGGCAGCAAAGTACAATGCTCTCATGAATGAGTGCTTTGATGTTTGCGAAAAGGCAAATGTTGATGTTTATGAAGTTATGGGAGAGTATTTGCAAAAAGCAGTATTTGCTTAGATACCAAACACCCTTGCAAGTTATGTGGCTTGCAAGGGTGTTTTACTTCAGTTTTCTTAAAATTGTATGCCTACTTTCAAACCAATATTATGTTCTTACCAAAGAATTTTTGCAAACGACCAAAAAGATATATTGAATTGAAAGCAATATGCAAGTCTAATACATTAGAGATTGTTCTTTGTTGATAATATCACACAAATCGCTAAAATCCTTGTTGTACACATCTGCAATTATGTATTTTGCAGGAAGGGAAATGCCTTTTAGTTCAAGTCCCTTCTTTATCTCGTTAAGACTTTCTCTTGAATATCCTATAATGTAGATGTCACTAACATGATTTTTTTCTTTGAAGAACCTTTCGTAGTATTCAAAATCAATTCCATGCACAGAAAGACCAAAAATGACGATTCTTTTTGAGCTACATAAATCTCGATAAAACGTGGATTTTGTATTATTCTCTAAATAATGACATTTTCGTAAAAACCAAAGTTCTCTTGGTACTCTGTCATCTTCGTCTATTCCGAAAACAATATTTTCTTTCAGTTTACCATGAATATTATACACACACTCAGCCATAGTTGAAATGTTTTCCGTAAAAGGTTTTGTAACAAAATTTTTTATGTAACGCATTAACCATAGATTAGGATCTGTATAATTAAATGTTACAAATCGAAACTTAGGTAGATAGAATTTCTCTATAAATTTATCATACCTGTTCTCTATGTTTTCATTCCACGCTATTGCACCAGGACCATCGCAACCAAATAATGCACATAAAATTTTTGCTGCAGCATGATATTCACCGTATATAGGGCTAGCATCACCAATATACTCGCAAAGTTCGTCTTTCAGTAAGGTTAATGCAACATGACAATCATTTATTATAGGTTCCGAAATTTCAGCGTTTTTTATAGCAAAGTCCTTTATTATTTCTTCAAAAGAATACCAATATTCCTTTGCTCCTTTCTCATATATATATGAGAGAAGTCGATTGTTCTTATATTTATCCCAAAAACCAATATCTTCCATCTTATAGAAGAAATCCTTATATCCTGTTTTCATTCCGAGATTAAGATCAAAGCCATTACCTGTAATGAGCATTGTGCCTATGTAATTTTCTTGTTCCATGCTACTGTACGTATATTTAGTGTTTGTTTTGTGCTATTGAACTATAAGAAGCACGACTATGTGGGAAAATTATTTTATCATTTCCTTCAGTTCTTTCACTGTATATGGCGGTTTTTTTCTATGAACCATTGCATGGCAGTTAGAGCACAATGGCACCAAATCCCTATCAACATCGAATACATACCCTGGTTTCATAGCAGAAACTGGCGTAGTATGATGAACTTCTATATAATGGTAACCAATTTCGCCATAAACATCATAGAAGTTCATGCCACACACAGCACAATTATATCCTTTTCTATGTAGACATAATTGTCTATTGATTGGATTACGCTCATATCGTATTGAACGTATTTCTGTAGGAGTCCCCTCTGTCTGAATTGAAGTAATGTTATCGTTTTTATTATCAATATCTGTTATAGTTAGTAGCGAAAATATGAGATCAAAGCTATATTTTGCCCATTCAGAGATAATGGAAAGATCTTTGTCTGAGGAATTATTATCAGGTATCGGCACTAGAACGATCTTGCACATAAAAGAACGCCATATGTTAGGCCACTCCTGACTAAAAGCGTTATGTCCATTTACAAGAAACTTAATCTTCGCTCCCTTATCTTCAAGCATTTCCTTGCACATTTCGAAAAGCTTTCTTTTGTCCTCCTCTGCCGAAGCCATCTCATTGAGAATATACCCACCATGTTTTTGTGGGTATATCTCAATGATAAGTCTTATGTGATTATGTATATAAACATTGACATCAAAGAACATTGCGCCATCATTTGACGGACTACAAGTATAGTGCTCTTCACCGTCAACAAGTGAAGAAGATACATCAAATGGCATTGAAAAGTAATATTCCAAATCACTTTTCAGCTTAATACATAAGTCATTCATAAATTAAACACTAATCATTTTGTTCGGGGTCTGGTAAATCTGCTACCAATTTTTTCAATATGCGTGAAACAGTGAATCTCATATCCTCATAGTTTTCTATGCTCGAAGGTGAACATGTTGTATTCTCTGCTTCTGCCAACGCCCATAACAAATCATCTAATCCTTCTACAACCAAATGCTGGGCTAGATAAGGTCCATATATTTTTTTGTAGAAAGGATGAGTTTCATTAATATTTACCGCATGTTTACCATCTGCCAAAGCTGGTTCCCAAAGAGCATTACCTTCAATAGATGAAACAGGGATGACGCGATTCTGTTTGGGGTCTACGTTGCTCTTAATGGAAATCGCCTTTGTGAATGTTCCATTGTTATTGCTGATTTCCGCACTATCTTCACCTTTAGGGGTGATTTTTGAACCTTCAAGGTCAGGAGCCTTGCTATCAATGTTTTGATTAGATGGTATGTGGGCGTTTTCTCCCTTATCGTGTACAATTTTGTTTTCTTTATCACGATAACGTTTTTCCGCTTCACGTCTTGGTGCCCCAAGGAAGTTAATTATGAATTGTGCCAGTTCTCCAATAAGAAGAATTCTCGACTTCTTTATATCGACACTAAGTAGCTCATCCATCTTATAATCAAAAGAGAAATCCACACGCAGTAAAGAAAAGTGCGGCTCTTTTTTCATGAAGCCGAACCAGTCTCCACTATGGATAAGACGGTTTTCACGATAAACATATATACCTTGAAAGTCGTTACTACCACGTGCCTCTTTTTCGGCTTCGATAGAAGAAAATTCTCCTTTCTTCGGTATTATATAAGCTGCAATATGAAACATTGCCTGTGAACCATCAGGCATATCTACAGGAACGTCCTCAATTTGTAGAGTTTCTGTCATTTCTTCCTTTGTGCAAAATGGATCCCAAGGTTTAAGTATTGCTGTATTCACAACAATCTCAACATTTTTTGCTCGTGAATCATTCACATCAAGGTATCTTTGAAATACCATGGAAAGATGAAATTTAAGATCATTAAGTATCTTAACAAGACCCTTTTGGGCATTCTTTAAAGTCTTGTAATCTTTCATCAATCGGTCCAAATTATCCCAAACAAGCAGTGTACCAGAACCTTTTCCTGCTACCATGTTTAGCATTTCCTCTTCATCTTCATCAATGGTTGGGAACTGTAACATCCAAGAGCCCTTAGCTGCGATGTAGTCAATCCCATTGAACTTTACGCAACTTCATTTCATCAGCAGTTCTTGACAGCAAAGAGAATCGTTTGCAAAATGCCGTAGATGCAGTTTTCAATCCAAGTCCAAACTTTCCAAGACTGTTTTTTTCTGCACGTTCCTTGGAGCCATATTTCATGGCGTTTTTAAGACCATCTAAGTCCATTCCGCAACCGTTGTCTGCGATATAGACCCGAATATTCATATTAGGATCCATATCAACATCAATGTTTACTTTGGTCGCATTTGCTGCAATTGAATTATCTACTATATCGGCTATAGCTGTATTGAAGTTATAACCGGTATCTCTTAATCCATTTACTATTCGTTCTGGATCTGGCAGAAGTTCAAAATCCTCTGCTGTTTTATTTTGAGAAGTTATTATCATAGATTTTATTATTTTTTTCTGATTGAAGGTATTAACTCTAACGCTTTTAGAATGTCCGCTCTATCTTGGCTTTGTCCGTCATTTCCGATGACAGCAGACGATGCTATATCACGTTTTCGTTCTATTCTTTCGTTTACCACTTGTTCTACAGTGTCGGTATAGTATAAACGGTATATAAATACCGTCTTTTTTTGACCTCGCCTGTATGCTCTTGCTGAAGATTGATCCTCAAGTGCAGGATTCCATTCCAAGTTGTAATGAATAACATGGTTAGCTCCTGTTATGTTTAGCCCTGTTCCAGCAGCTCTTGGGTTGAGTATGAGCATAGCTGATCCACTTAAATTGTTGAATCTGTCTACAATTTGCTGGCGTTCGGCTACTGGTGTTTCACCGTTAATTGTCCACAACTTAATTCCAAATCTGTTTGGTACATCTTTCATGAATATCTCAAACATATTTTTGTATGAAGTAAAGACAATTATCTTTTCTTCCCTACTGACTATCTCCTCAACTATTTCACAGAAACGCTGATATTTGATTGAAACTTCTGAGGGATCGTCTAATCCATTCGTCCCTGAAATGGCATAAGGATGAGTACAATATATTCGTAATTGTTGCAACATTCCCAAAGTTAACTTATCACTATCAATGTTGCTTTTCAATGAGGATAAATATTTGTTATAATCATTACACTCTAACTCGGACATTTGTAAAGCTTGTGTTGAAACTACCTTCTCTGGAAGATCTTTAGCAACATCTGCAACCAAACGTCTTATCATAAGCGGACTAAGTATCGGTTCTATTTTCTTTCCCCCCGATATATCATCAGTTATGGTTTCTTTATAGTTTTCTAAAGAACCAAGAAGTCCAGGCTGTACGAAATCAATGAGCGACCAAATATCCGTTACATGATTTTCAAAAGGTGTCCCAGATACAGCGATACTTCTTACCCTGTTTATGTTTTTACAAGCCTTCGCTCTTGCACTGAATGGATTCTTTATATTTTGTGCTTCATCTAATGCTACAAATTTCCATTGTATCATGTTAAACATATGGATGTCACTCACTACAGTCGTATATGAAGTTATAATAACATCGTAATTTTGGAAATCTTTGTAATTGCTTATGCGGTCATGTCCATAATGGACTGCTGTTTTTAGAGAAGGTGCAAACTTTGCACACTCACGTTTCCAGTTTACCAACAACGAAATTGGTGCAACTACGAGCATCGGAGTTTGTTGCCTTGCTTTCAGACTTAGCATTTCCGTTATTACTTGCATTGTTTTACCCAATCCCATTTCGTCACCAAGAATGCACCCATTGCTTTCCTCCAACATACTTTTTATCCACAGGAAGCCTGTTCTTTGATATGGGAAGAGGTTTGCTTTAAGAGTCATTGGAGGTTCTTCTTCATTATTTACTGGTTTCTGTAAACGTGAGGTATCAACCTCATTATTTATCAGATTTGTGCCATTCAATAGCTCATGTTCTACCAATTTAAGGTATTGTCGAATGGATATTCGTCCATTTTCCTTTATACCAGCACATATCAATAGCTCTTGAACATTAAGATTATTGCCCGAGAGATAAAACCAAGTATTGTTACTGACACACTGATCTATAATGGTACCTTCAACCACGTCTACTGGAACGTATGTTCCCCTTCTTAATGCCTCAATATTACATATTATTTCTCCACATTCGTTGTTGGTCAATTTAATGTGTATCGAAGACCCGATTTTTGAAAATCTAATATCAGGCAAGTCCTTTGTTGGATTTTCGCAACTTATACCAAATTTTCTTTCGCTCTCATCTTTTGATAAAAGGGCATAAATGTCAGAGGCATTTGGGTGGTAAACATTCTTCCCATCCTGCAATGCCAAATGATTATTGTATATAATCCAACCTGCTTTCATATTATCTATCCTTTTGTTTGGAAACGTTCAAGACTTGCGGCACTTATTGAAATGCCTTTACTCTTTGTATGGATTTGATTAAAACATGGAAGTGGTTCAGAAACGACACCTATATTCGTTTCATCATCATATTCCTCATAGTCATTCACTTTCATATCTATTGTGAAGTTCTCCACATTTTCTACCAACAGGCGAAGCTTCAAGGTACTTGCGTATGAATTGACTATTATCGCCAAATATTCCGAGTTATTATTCACAACATTCATTTGGTTCAATAAAGCAGATATATAGAAGTCATGGCGATCAACAGTTTTATTGCCTGCCCACCACTTGTAATCACTTACAAATTTCCACAAATATCCTGCAATATTTTCATACTCATCGTCTCTTCCTGGAAAATCGTCTTTCAACATTAGCATAGCAACATTGATAAAAATATCTTTATCTTCTTCAGTCGGGAGGCTCTTTAACCTTGTCGCATACTCTTTCATGGTTTTGGCATCCATACACATACGCTTGCATATCTTTACAAACAATGTTCTATACGTCAGCATTTCTGTACAGAAATCTACAAAATATGACGCTATAGCAAACCATTGATTTGCTATATAAATTTGCTGTCCGACAGTGTTTGTAACTACAGTGGTTTTGTCGAAATATTCGACTTCGCAGTCTTTGGTAAACAAATAGTTACGGAAAGCGACTTTGAAGGTATCATTCAAAGTTACTTCCTGCATGACAAACTCATGTGTAAAGCGGCTCTTTGCTCTTGCAAGTACCGCTTTTAGATTCTTTAGAATCTGGGTAGACTCTATTATTTCCATATTATCATGCCTTTAATAATTGTTCAACAATCTCTTTAGCAAGTCTCTTTATGACAGGTATGGCAACGCTATTACCAAATTGATGATATGCTTCTTTGCGTGAAACGACAATCTTAAACTCTGGGTTCTTGGAATTGTAGTTTCCATTTTCAGCACATTCAGGATTTTGCCACCCGTTACCAAGTATTCTGTATCCTTGTAAACGTCCCGCTTCAACAGGCGTTAGGCGTCTTGGATTCAATCCTTTAGCGGATTGATCTATTAGTATTTCGCTGCCGTCCTTCCAATACCTTGCAGATATGGTACTACAGTAAATACTGTCTGAATTGAATAATGAATATCCGAACCCCTTGCCGTTAGCTCTATTTCTTTCTTTACGCTTTTGATGTCCTATCCACATTCTGTCGCTAATGGTATAATAAGCATCCATTGTATCTTCCGGCTCAAATATGTCTGAAACTTTAGTTTTTATGACTTTATCAGCCAAATCCTTCGATTTTTCATATATGGTGTCACCATTTGGTGTTATTCCATATGGGAACTTAAACGTTTCAACGTTCACTAAATCTTTATACCAAGCGATAATAAAAAGTCGTTCTCTATTCTGAGGTACGCCAAAGTATTTGGCGTTAAGAACGTCATAATTATAAGCGTAGCCAAGTTCATCCAATGTTGCAAGAATGGTCTTTAAGGTCTCACCTTTCATGTGGCTCTTTAGACCTTTTACATTTTCTAAGAACAACACCTTAGGTGGATTTCCTGTTTCTATTTTGTTTTTTACAATATTTGCAATATTGAAGAACAACGTGCCTCTTGTATCTTCAAAGCCTCGTCTTAATCCTGCGACAGAAAAAGGTTGGCACGGGAAACCGCCACAGCAAACATCAAACACAGGGATATTTGCTGGATTTGCCTTTGTTATATCTTCATTGAAATACAAATAGTTGTCATTCTTATCCTTTATGAACAATGTGGGTTCAATATCTTTGTAGTTTGCTTCGTATGAGACTCTTGCATATTTGTCCCATTCACTTGCAAAAACACATTTGCCACCTACACTATGCATTGCTGTGTGGAAGCCTCCAATACCAGCAAACAAGTCAATGAAGGTAAATTTCTTTTCTGTCATTTCTTATACCCTTTTTTGAAGTCTTGTAAGGAGTTTGTAGATATATTGATTCCTTTAGAATATTTTTGGGGAGCATCTTTATTATCACTCACCATACTTACGTTTGATGAAAGCGGATACTCAGAATATTCTCTATCGCTTTGTATTTGATAGAAATTCTCAATTAGGTGAAGAAACTTTGGAAAGGTTCCCGTACCCCATTGATTATTTACAACAACTTTTTGGCCATTTGAAAGGGTTATTATTTCTTCTTCTTTTAAGCAATACCGTTTCTTTAAATCAGGCTTTGTTTCAATCCATTGCTTCACAGTTTCCAAAGGACGTACTATGCCACGTATTTTACTGATAATATCAGAACGAAACACATTGTTCAATTCATCATATGTTATGTAAGGGTGGTCTTCTACATATTTTTTTACCACAAACAAAACAAAATTTCGCTTGCTTAAAAAATTTGTACCATCAATAGAAAATTTGGTAGTATCATGAGAAATAGTTGATATATCTTCAATGCTTTCCTTTGTTTCTGTTTGATGCTCTCCTTTATATGTAACGCTTATTTTTATTTTCTGAAGATAGTCGTTTATAAATTCTTCTTCAATTCCCTTTTCTCGAAGGATCGATCTTAATAAAAACTTAAACTTAATGTCTGGATTGTAAATATAGGGATGTAAAATCAATGAAATCAATTTATTAGAATCAATTTCTTTGTATCTTTTACAGAAAAAAGAATCAAGAGCTTCGTAGTTAAACACATCAGCTGTAAGTATAGAAAAAAGCTTATTTCCATCAGTACTACTTGTGTCAAGCTTAATATTACTTATGCATACAGTCGTACCTAATTCTTTTGGTAGATAATACAATTTAATTGATTTTCCAATAGTCATTCCGATTTTACAATTCAAGCGTTCCATGTCACCGCACAAAATTGCATCAAGATCATTTAGACGAATTGGCATAATGGGATTCTTATCAACGACTTCACCATCTTCTTCAATGATTTCAGAAATGAGCAAGTTCGATTCATTATTTGCATTCACTTCTATGCAGAGATTTTTACTCAGCATGGTTTCAAGTACACATCGTAATGTTACTTGCAAACTTTCTATTGGATAATTTCCTATTGTCCAAGGTTGTAAGAAATCAACAAAATGCTTCCATTTTTCTATCATATCAAATACATATTATTTCGTTGTACATTACAGACGTGAGATCACCACCCTTCTTTATACTATTACGAGGTAGCTCACTTCATCTTCATACTCGTCATCGAATTGAGAGCAGAGAATATTTATAACATCTTCGATTATATTGGCATGCTCCGTGAGCAATGCTTTCTGTTTCCATATGATATTTCTTTAATTTGTTATCAAAAGGTCATTTACTTCCACTCCTAATAGCTTCGAAATTTTTATCAAACTTTCTACATCTGGCTGGTTGGTATTTGTACACCATTTGGAAATCGTAGTCTTATCCTTTCCAAGTTCTTCTGCCAACCATTTGCTTGTCTTGTCTTTATCCGCAAGGACAGATTTAATTCGGTTCAACTTTTTATTAGCCATATTTTTTATAATTATGAACTCTGCAAAGGTAAATATATTTTTTCAACGAAAGAACATTATTCTTACAAATATGGAAATTGTTCAACTTTTAAGAACGCAAATCCTTTATTTTTTCGTATTTTTGTAAGCAACAAAAAGCACAGATTTATGGACTACTTCAAACAGCAAGATACATTCATCGCAAAGATGAAAGATGACTATGAAAAGGGTTTGATTAACATCAAAGCCCTTGCACCATACTTCCGTTGGAAGTTTGATGACAAAGCCAAGAACCCAAGTAAAAGCCAAACTGGGGAAATGCGCGATGCCATTCAAGAGGAATTAGATAGCTATTATGAGGCTTATCCCAAAGGATATAAGGAAACAACTGATGAACCGATTTGGGGGCAATATGCTGGATATGGTGACGATAAGTATATCGTTGCTTACTTGGAGGCAATCAACGAAGAACTTCCTAACTTGCTGATGATTGCTGAATGATATGAATATATTTAATAATCTTCGACAATACCAAAAGCCACCTCGCAAGGTACAACCTCCAACAGAGGAGGAACTTCGGCAAAAAGAAGAACGTATTAAGCGAGAAAAGAAAGAACACATAAAAGAGTATATAAAAGGATTACTTAGTATAATATTATTCCTTACATTCTTAGGTTGCTTATGGTGGTTTGCAGAATTAAAATTTGTAGGTACTATTTTTTTCTTTTGCTTATCAATATTTACATTTGCCATAATTTCACCTACCTTTGCCACGATTCCTTTTGAAAAATTGTGGGGAGAAAAAATAGGAACTTCTATTGGTTGCGTGGGGATGGCATTAGGTCCCTTACTTGGCTTTTGGCTATTTATATCAAGTGCGCCTTATTGGGACTTAAAGGAACGTGCCGAAATAGAAGATAGTCCCAAAGTTTATATAACACCTCATGGGGAATGCTACCATTCAACAGAAGATTGTTATACAATCAGAGGTCATAAAATAAAAGAGATACCACTTTATAAGGCAAAGAAGAAAGGTCGAAGACCTTGTGATATTTGCTATTAAATAAAAACGTCTTTTCTTAAATACTCCATCGCCCATAGTTTTGCACCAAAAAGTACAAAACTATGGGCGATTTCAATTACTTACACATAACAGGCGTGAACGATCTGCCAGGCTATCATGTCGCAGCAGCGTTCACCACCAAGAGCAGCGAGGTTTTCAAAGAGACAGAGGAGATTTCACCGCGCCATATAAGCGATAAGGTGAGCTATATGCCTTGGGGAGCGGACGACCAAATGCCGTATGACATTATCAATCTGATTGAGAGTGATGAGACACTGAGCACTTGTCAGATGTTCAATGCAGAGGTGTGCTATGGGAGCGGTTTGGTGTACCAGACTGATGAATGGTGCAAACAGAATGTGGTGAACGAGGTGGAGGAGTTCTTCTTGGATAACGACATGGCAAGCTATTTTTTAGGCGTTTGCCAGGATTTCAAGCACTTCGGGTTTGCCGTGAGTGTGGTGCTGCTTAATGAGAGTGGAACGAAGGTGGTGAGGATTTTGCGAAAAGAGGCTTGCTATGTGCGCTTTGCGCCAGCCAACAAGGAGGGCGTGATACCACAAGTGTTATACGCGAATTGGCGTAATTCGGTGCGGGCGGAACAGGTGGAGGTGATTTCACTGCTCAACCCACAAAGTCCTTGGACGGACTTGCAAGCACTGGTGAAGAAGGGCAAACGCAAGTTTGCCGTGGTCAGCCGTGTGCCGACGCCTGACAGCACGTATTATCCCATTCCTTATTATGCCTCGCTCTTCAAGGGCAAGTGGTACAATATCAAGCAACTCATCGGGGTGGCGAAGGAAGCGAAACTGAAAAACTCTGCGCCTATCAAGTACCACATTGAGATTGCCAAATCGTTTTGGAGCAATATCTTCAAGGCGGAGGGCATTACCGACCGCGTGAAGCAACAGGAGCGAGTGAACGAGGAGAAGGACAACATCATCAACTTCCTCACGGGCATGGAGAACTCGGGCAAGGTACTTTTCTCGGAGTTTTATGTGTCTCCCAATGGAGAGGAACAGCATGATGTGGTGATCAACAAGATTGAGACGGACAAGGAGGGCGGTGATTGGGCTACGGACATCATCGAGGCGGTGAACATGACGTGCTTTACCATGCGTGTGCACTCAAACCTTGTGGGTTCAGTGCCTGGCAAATCGCAAACGAACAATTCGGGCAGCGACAAGCGCGAGCTTTATACGATTGCACAAGCCCTGCAAAAGCCGTATCACGACCTTTTGTTTAATGTGCATCGACTGATCATAAGGTTTAACAAATGGGACGGGGCTTATCCCGACTGCCCGTTTATCCAACTTACCACGTTGGACGAGAATAAGGACGCAAAGCAGGTAAGCACAGAAGAGTAACTTTATAACCTCATAACCTAAAACCTCAAAACTACTATGTCTCTGTTGATACCCGATAACAATGTGCTTCTGCAATTCGTGCCAAATGTGCTGAAGTCTGTGCAAGGCGAGACCTTGCTCTTTGATAAAATTGCTCCGCACTTGGAGGTGGCGGAAGCGTGGCTTACGACCACGTTCCTCTCTGAGGCAATTCTTGCGAAACTGCCCACTCGCGATGCCAACAACAAGTTGTTGCATTACGCGCGTATGGCTGTGGTGGCAGAAGCCATGCTTCATGCCGTGCCACAGCTGGATTTGGTGCTTACACCCAATGGCTTTGGTGTTGTTTCAAACACCAATATAGCCCCTGCCAGTAAGGAGCGCGTGGAACGCTTGCTCCTGTCGTTGGAGAAAATGCGTGATGACACGCTTTCTATCTTGCTTCCCTTGTTGGCAAATACGGAAGCATGGGCGACAAGCGACCCATGCCTATACTTCGAGCATACGCTTTACCCGTGGTTGGATCTGCCTCGGAAATTCGGCAGCACCGACCACATTTGGCAGCGTTACCAGGAACTGCATTCTAAACTCATCGCCATCGAGGAACGATTGGCGCATGATTTCTTCTCCTGTGAACTCTTGGCGACTCTGCGCCAAGCAGAGTTATTGGGTAGATGGGGCGAGACCCCATCTGCACCGTACTACAAGCGTGCCTGGAGGCACATCTTCGCAATAGAACTATATATGCTACGGGAAGAAGGAGAAGTCCCCATACCATCTTGCATAGAGGTCGTGAACTCCCTCCGCAATGCTCCCGATGGCATTTTTGAGGAGTGGAAGCAGTCGGAAACCGCTGTTCTCTTTGAAAATCATGGGTACAAGAATGATAAAAGAAAAGGTGGGTATTGGTTCTAATGTTGTATCTTTGCAAGCAAAACAATACAACAATGAGCAAAATATTCTGCCTTGAAACTGAATGGGTTCAGTCGGTTCACGATCTGAAATCAGATTCTTACGTAAAACCTTTGTTGGAATTTCTACTCAATACCGCTCCCCATAGTGGGATTGATAGTTACACTTTTCGCAATGTGTGTTGCGAAAAGGATTTTGAGTATTACATCGAACATCTAAGAAACAAGTCTTATTTTGATTACAATATTGTATATCTGTGCTTTCATGGCGACCCTGGGGCTTTTGCCTTTCCTGCAGACAAAAAGGATAAAGACAAAGAGCCTTTCTCTTTGATTGATTTTGCAAATCAATATGAGGGTATTTTCAAGGAACGCCCTGTAAATGTTCATTTCGGCTGTTGTCTTACACTTAACACGAATGAAGATGACATCCTGTATTTCAAGAGAAAAACTGGGGCGAATATGGTTACAGGCTACGAAAGATCTGTGCCTTTCGTTGAAAGTTTCATCTTTGAAACTTGGCTCATGAATGCAATGGCCAAACACCCTGACTTCCGTGCTACAAGAATGCAAGAACTTGCAAATAAGGAAATGCCTTTCTATGTAGATAAATTCAAATTCAAGGCTTACTAACTCGTCTTTTCTATAAGTACAATGCTTCCATACTTTCGCGGTATGGAAGCATTTTCTATATCCCTGCCCAAGTCATGGTCGGAACTGTCCGACCAGCAATTGCTGTTTTTCTTCCGACAAGTCGCACGCGATTTGCCGATGAATGAGGTGTTAGCCCTTTGCGTCTGCAAATGGGCTGAAATTGTTGTGCTTTGTCATGCAGAAAAACACTCCTGTTTGGTCAAGGACAGAAAAAGCAAACGCCAAGTGGTGCTTGTCGATTGGCAAATCACCTTTGCTGCGCGGCAACTCGCGTTCTTGGAAAGCTTTGCTCCCAAGCCTGTGCGCATTTCTGTCATTGGCGGTGCATCGGCAGTCGCTGCCGATTTGCAAGCCGTCCCCTTTGAGGATTATCTCGCTTGCGAGAACTATTACCAAGGCTTCCTACATACGCAAAGCATGGAATGCCTTGCAGAGATGGCGCATTTGCTTTATCCGAAACTTTCGGACAAAGCTTGTTTGGAGAAGGCAGAACTGCTTTCTGTATTTTATTGGTTCGCTTCCGTCAAAGCGAACTTCACCCGTATGTTCCCACATTTCTTCACCAACATACCCCAAGAGAAAAGCAATCTCTTGGGGAGTGCTGATTTGGGTGTCGGAGAGGAACTCCGACAGGCGATGAACGCACAAATCCGTGCGCTCACAGGAGGCGACATCACCAAGGAGGCAGCCATTCTGCAAATGGACTGCTGGCGTGCATTGACGGAGCTTGATGCCAAGGCACAAGAAGCACAAGAACTGCGCAACCAACTAAAGTAACTTTATAACCTCATAACCTATGAACTTAAAACTTAGCTCTTGGAATGCCACAAACTTCTTCCGCGATCTTACGGTTCGCAACAAGCTTGCCACCGCACAAGGCTTTGCCTTTGCCCGCGTGTCGGGCTTGGAAGGCTTTGAAGAGGCGCTTCAAGCCATGCAAAGCACCACGGCTTTTGTCTGTGTGAGCGACATGAGCCAAGGCTATATCGCTCTCGCCAACACCCCACGCACAAGGCGCGTGAAAACCATTTTTCTTGCCATGCGCCATGCCATTGATGACATGGAGGCAAGGCTTAGTTGCATGGAAACACTCCGAGAAGTGTTCCGCCAATTCATGAGCCAACTCATTCTTGAACGGACACGATTAGAACAATCGTGCATTTACCTCGATGAACGCATTACGTTCAATGAAATGAACGAGTATTTCTTTTCGGGCTGCGCTTGTGCCTATTTCCAGATTGCCGTGGACACGTTTACGGATTTAAGATACAATGCAGATGAGTGGGAATGACCAAGAACAAGCCGCATTAAGGGAACGCGAAAAGTTCGTCACGGCTTTCAATGAAACCATGCTCAAAATATGGAAAGAGCAAATGACCTTGCTCGATGTGATTGACACAGGCGCCTTGCTCGCTTCGCCCAAGTCGTTACCGCTCCGTGCCGACGGGCGGTTCATGGAACTCGGACTCAGTCAGTCTTTTTTAGAGTACGGACTTTGGCAGAACTTTGGTACGGGTAAGGAGATTCCTCGTGGTAACAATGGTGACATCGGCAGGGAACGCAAGCGCAAGAAGAAACCTTGGTTCTCGCGCAAGTATTATGCTTCCGTCATGAACCTAAGGGACTTCCTTGCCGACAACATGGCCAAAGAATTTGTGGGCGTGGTAGCCCAATCTTTGGACGATAAGTACCTTAGATACAACCACTAAATAGTTCGGAGTTTTAAGGTTATAGGGTTAGAAAGTCCGCTTCAGATAAGCTCGATCCAACCAGGGTAACTTTATAACCACATAACCTCCAAACTTAAAACTCAACTTATGAACACGACCAATATAACCAAGCAAATCACGGCTTTTCGGGCATTAAGCACCGAAGCCGCCATCACCCCCGAAAATTTGGGCGTGATATTGCAAGCCCTGGCAAACTTGCTCTCTGCTGCCGCAACAAGCACGGACTTGCAGTCTCTCACGGCTTGGAAAGCCAATCTTTTGAAACTCTCCACGCTGTTGCAGAGCATCAGCCTCGGAACAGTTGGCACAGACAAGGTTTGTCTGTCCGTTATTCAGGGCAATACCGCAAGTGGCGTGCTGCAACGACAGGCGGACAGCATAATTCTCAAAGCCGCCACCACCGCACAAGCCGGGGTGATGTCCGCTGCACAGGTGCAGAGCCTTACAAGTTGCACCGAGGACATGACAGAGGCAAAGCATTCCATTTCCAACTGCAACACAAACATCGCTGCCCTGAAAACTTGGAAAACCAAATTGGGCGAAGCCAAGCAAGTCATTCAGCACTTCAAGTTGGGGGACGTGAACAAGGTGAGTGTGGCATTTTCTGCCACGCTCCTGAATATGGTCACGGGGGAACTGAAAAGCATCAACAATGCTTTTGCCCTCCCTGCCGCCACCTCTTCGAGTGCGGGCGTGATGACCGCTGCACAGGTGCAGCAGCTCAACAAGTATTATGACCACGTCTGCACCATCGACAAGGCGGTGTCCGCTGTCACAGACACCATAGCCACTTCCCTTGCTTATACAGGCAGTTCGCGTGTGCTGGCGGCAAGCAATGCCGCAGGCACACAGCTGTTCAGCGTTACACTGCCTATGGCTACGGCAAGCGTGCCGGGATTGACCACCACACGTTCCGTGACCGATGTGCAGAAGGCTTTGAACACGCGCGTCAAGGAGTTGGGCAATTTCTTGGAAGAGACAGCTGCGCTCAATGCCTTGCGCGACCCTTCAATTTCGGGTAATGCCGAAATCGTGGTGGCGCACCTCACGTATCAGAAGCACATGAGCATCACGCTCATTCAGAACATCGAGAACGACTACTGCCGACAAATCATATTCAACCACGCCAAGGTGTTCCAGCGTGCCATCTACTTCACGGGCAGCGACCGCAAAACGATAAGCTATGCCGAGGACTGGGGCTGTCTGTTCCCTGACCGCATGGCATGGGACGTGAACACGAACAAGTACGTGCTCTCGCAGTTCGGCATGAAGTTCAATGCGCTTTACACGGACGCCATTCCGTTAGCCAGTTCCACAACGGACGGTCTCATGAGCAAGGGGGATAAAAAGACGTTGGACGCCACTTCAACAGACTTGGTAAACCTCTACAACATGATCATGACGCTTGGCGAGCGCGTGGACGACTTGGAAAACAAGATGAAAACTGTTCAGGAAAAGCTGAACGCTTGATAATACTTACCTAAATGTAACGAACAATGACTAAACCCAAAGTAAGCATTCAATTTTGGTCCGCCCTCGCCATGCTCGTAGGCGGATATGCCCTCGCAGTCGCAGGGTTCATCACACCGCCCAAAGGCGAAATCTCGGACTCCGTCCTGTGGATTTTCTCACAATGTCTCATCTATGCTGGCTCAATCTTTGGAGTAAGCATCTATTATGGACGCAAGGTCACGCAGTTTGAAGGCAAGATCATGCAAACGCTTGACAAAGCTATCAAAGACGAGGAAACCAAGATGAATAACCAACCTCAAAATGTACAACACAATGAGACGCATCACTGAAATTATCATTCATTGCTCGGCCACCCCCGAAGGCAAGGACTTTACGGTGGACGACATTCGTCGTTGGCACTTGGCACGCCATTTTGCTGACATAGGTTATCACTATGTCATCTATCGGGACGGCAGCGTCCACAAAGGACGTGCCGAGAACATAGCTGGCGCCCATTGCTTGGGGCATAATGCCCACAGCATTGGCATCTGCTACATCGGTGGTGTGGCCAAGGACGGAAAAACGCCCAAGGACACACGCACGCCACAACAGAAGCAGGCACTTCGCCAACTCGTGCAGCAGCTTCAGTTCGTTTATCCCCATGCAACTGTGCATGGGCATAACGAGTATTCAAGCAAAGCTTGCCCATCATTCAATGTGCAAAAAGACCTATGAAAGCCAGTCTCTTTCCCATAATCATGTGGCTGTGCCTACTCACTTCGTGCCGCAGTACGCACAAAGTCACAAGTACGAACACGTTTGCCACGGACTCCGCTGTACAGGTGCAGCGGCATCAGTGGCAAACGTCACGCATTGATTCGGTGTGGCAGCACACCGAACTTTTGTTCGACAGCTGCATCGTGAGCTTCGGGGTTGGAGCAGAGACTCCAACTATCGAAGCTCCCCATGCGCTGCAAGGTGCTTCTAACGCCAAGGCGCAAAGGACTTCCCGGCAAAAGCCGCAATCCATTCGTATCTATGGCGCTCTCCTTTCGTCAAGCCGAAAGGAGAGCACCAAGACAGAGGCAAGGGAGAAAGACAGCCTCGCTGCGACTCGGCAATCTTCCGCCAACATGGTTCAGCAGAGGGAGTCCATGGCGAGACCATGGACTTTTCCTGTCAAGTTAATCTTGACCTTGGTATTCCTTGCAGCCTTAGCTGCCTTTTGGTGGTGCCATCGTCGGGACTCCGATGCTTGATTTTGTAGTGAAGCGAGACTTCACTCTATTGTCTTGTAGCTGTGCTCTGTTCCTTTTAATGGGCTAAACACCTTTTCATACTTCAAAGGAGATTAGCCCACGTTTTAGCGGAAAGGCTTCTCAGGGTTCAAAGCCATTCCGTTCAAGCCCAATCCACCCTTTCATACTTCAAGGGAGGTTGGGCTTCTTTCATGCGCGGACCTACTTTTCATGCTTCAAAGTCAGTCCGTTAAGCCCACATCACCTTTCTCGTACCTCGAAAGAAGATGCAGGCTCTATTGTTGGCGGACAGGCTACGTGCCTCGCCAGTCCGTTTTACCGCACAGCGTGCCTTTTTTAGGCAACAAAGCGTGTTGTCGTGCTATGGCGGACAAGTCCGCTAAAACACGACAACACACTCTTTATGCCCGTCAGCGGTCGTCTGAGTACGTGCCTTCAAGTGCCTAACACTATGGCAGATTAGCATCTGCTAAAGTGTTAGGCATTTTTCGGCACGCACACAGACGGATTACCGCCCGTTCGCGGTGGCGTGGGCGGTGGGAGGTCGAGACCCTCAAAGTGTGAAATTTCCCCTTGAAAGGTTGGGATTTTGGAGGCTATCAGAGACCCCAAAAGGCTTCGGGGGTGTGGTGTGGGTGTTTGGTCGGGTGCATTGGGGGCGTTGGATAGTCAGAAACTCCCGAACCTCATGAGTAGAAAGAAACTTGGAGGGTCGTTTTGGATAGTCAGAAACCTTGGATTTTAGCGCATTGCGAAACTTCGGGGTGCTTTGTTGGATAGGTGGAAACTTGGAGGGTCGTTTTAGATAGTTAGAAACCTCGGATTTTTGCACATTGCGAAACTTCGGGGTGCTTTGTTGGGTGGGTGGAAACTTGGCATCTATGCACATGAGAAACTTGGAGTGTGCAATCGTGGTATTTGCGAAACTTCGGGGTGCTTTTTCGTTGTGTGGGTGTGGTGTGTGCGTTGGTTGCTCTTTCTGTATGTTCTTCGCTTTCTCTCTTTTCGGCATTCGTGCATTTTGGGGACTTTTGTCGGGGTGAAGGAACTCAAAAGAGGGTGTTATTTAAGATATGTTTACATATTCCGCTTTAGTGTGGGGGTGGTCGCGGTTTGACGATGTAGGGCGGTCGGGGGGTCTTCCGACGGAGGGGTTAAGGGGAAACCCCTTAACAATCCCCTAAAGACTTCTGTATCAAGGCTTTTGTTTTGCTACTACTTAACAAAACGCGGATTTCTTCAAAAATCACGCCCACTTCGGGAGTGGAAAAGCCTTGATACATCGTCTTTTTTGCTTCTTTGGCGCATGGCTAAATTTGTGCTTATAATAATAACACCCAAAAAGGAAAGACAATGTCAGACATCAACGCAAATGCTATGGTCACGCTTACAGTGAACGGCAAACAGGCGCAAAATATGCTTGAACAGTTGAAACGGCAAGCGAGCGACCTCGAAGATAAAATAACAAAGGCAGCAGCTGCGGGCGATAAAGTCCAGCTGAAGAAGTTCCAGCGTGAACTAAAGCAGACCCGCCGCCAGATTGGGCAGATAGAGAGTGCAACCCAGGGAGTGGAGAATGTATTGAAAAGATTAGACAAAGCTTCACCGAAAGAGTTGAACAGGACGTTGAAGGAGTTGAAACGCTCACTAAACGGCATCGAACGCGGTACGGACGAGTGGAATAAGCAGTGTGAGAGTATCAAACGTGTAAAGGCAGAAATCGCGAATGTCAATGAGGAGCTAAGGGAAACCGAAAAGGAAAATGTGGGACTTGTGGACCGCATCAATGGCTTTGTGGACAAGTGGGGCAACATCATTGCAGGGGTGGCAGCTGTTGGCACGGGACTTGTCATGGCAGGACGCAAGGCGGTGAACGCTTTTGCAGAAATGGACGCGGAAATGGCGAATGTGCGCAAGTTTACTGGTTTAGCTGATGACGAGGTAAAGGAACTGAATGAGGACTTTAAGAAGATGGACACGCGTACAAGCCGTGAAGATTTGAACAAACTCGCAGAGGAAGCGGGGCGACTCGGAAAGTCTTCAAAAGAAGATGTCTTGGGCTTTGTCAAAGCTGCTGACCAAATCAATGTGGCGCTTGATGAACTCGGGGACGGGGCAACCCTTACTTTGTCGAAATTGACAAATATATTCGGTGATGAAGCACGCTTGGGAACTGAAAAATCCTTACTTGCTGTTGGCTCGGTTATCAACGACCTCTCACAAAATTGTACGGCAAGTGCTGGCTACCTCGCGGAGTTTGGTAAGCGCATGGCTGGTGTGGGTGCGCAAGCTGGTATGACTATTCCACAAATCATGGCTTTTGCAGCGGTGTTGGATAGCCAAGGTCAAGCGTGCGAGATGTCGGCAACGGCTTTATCTCAGTTGATAATGAACCTTTTTAAGGAGCCAAGCAAGATTGCAAAGGCTACGGGCATGGATTTGGACGAACTGAACAAAGCACTCAAACGTTCTACAAATGAAGGGTTACTTATGCTCCTTCAAAAGTTGAAGGAGTTGGGCAACATGGACGTTCTCGCTCCTGTTTTCAAAAACATGGGTGAGAATGGTGCCCGTGCCTCACAGGTTTTGGCGACTTTAGCCGGCAATGTGGAAATGGTGAAGTGGCAACAGGAACAAGCGACCCAGTCGTTTGAAGATGCCACATCGGTAACGAATGAGTTTAATGTGCAGAACTCGACTGTAGAGGCGGAGCTGGATAAGGCAAGAAAGCGTGTTACAGAACTTGCCATTGAGTTGGGTGAGAAACTTATGCCCGTCATGAAGCACGTAATCAGTACTACGACCCTCACACTGAAGGCTATGAGTACGACAATAGACTTCCTTGCAAGAAACAAGGAAGCTATTATCGTATTGACTTCAATGGTGGTAGCTTACACTGTCGCAGTGAAAGCCAATGCAATAGCTCTTAAAGCACAAGCGGCATGGCATGCCGTGTGCAAGGGTACGGCTATCGCGTATCATGCAGTGGTGAACACACTGCAAGCTGGGCATATTGCTTTCAATTTGGTATTGGCGAAACTGCAAGGTAATTGGGCGCGTCAGTCCTCGCTTATGGTGGACTTGAAGCGAAAAGGTTTGTCTCTCGCTTCGGGTTGGGGTGTTTTGCTCGCTGCTGCTGTGGCGCTTGGCTATGGCATTTACAAGATGACTAAAAAGGTGAATGAAGCTGCCGAGGGCGAAAAGGCTTTGGCTGCTGTTCGCCTGAAAGGTCAGGAAGGTATTGTGGAGGAGAAGAACAAGATTGATGCACTGGTTAAGGTGGCACGTAATGAGAAACTTTCTTTGGACGATCGCCAAAAGGCGGTGCAAGCACTCAATAAGATAATACCCAATTATAATGCGCAGTTGGACGCTACTACGGGTAAGTATAAGGAGAACAAGGATGCCTTGGACGACTATCTGAACTCTCTTGCCAAGAAATATGAGTTGGAAGGTGCCAAGGATTTGCTCAAAGAGATTGGCAAACAAAAGGCGAAACTTACAATGGAGATTAAGCAGTTGGACGAGGAAGCTGATGCGTATGATGCCAAACAAAAAAGTATCGAATCGGCAAGCTCGAACACGATGTATAGCTATGGTACAGCTGGCGGAACAATGGCGAGTTACAGCGGTATTGCCAATGGTTCACAAGCTGCACGCAAACGAAGTAAAGCGAACAGCAAACGCAAGGAACTGCAAAAACTGAATGCGCGTCAGAAAGCTATTACAGACACTTATGGCAACGATCTCGGCAAGCAAGCTGCCGAGGAAACCAATCATAAACCTGTCGTCACAAACAATGGTGGAGGTGGTGGCGGTGTGCCTGTAGTAGACGATGATAAGAAGAATAAAAAGTCGGACAAGTTCAAGGCGGAACAAGATTGGCAGAAAGAACAGAATGCGCTCAACAAGAAAGCATACATGGAGGGTGAAAAGGATTATGAAGCTTATGTCTCTCGTATGGAGGAGATTGAGCAAGAATTTTATCAAAAAGTGCTTGCTAACAAGAAGGTCACCGCAGAGGAGAAAGCCGAAGCGGAAGCAAGTTTGGCGGAAGCAAAGAAAAAGCAGACTGACCGCAAAAACTCTCCCGATGATTGGAAAGCGAAAGAAGAAGCGCTCAACCGCATTGCCTATGCAAAGGGTGAGAAGGATTATGAGCAATACACCGCACGCATGGACGAGATCAACGTGCAGTATTGGAAAAAGAAGATGGAGCGTTCTGACGTTTCTGCTAAGGACCTCTTGGAAGCGCAAGCGCAATACCAGGAGGCTATAAAGAAACAGAAAGAGAACGCGACTTCTGCTTCTCGCGAACGAGAAGATAAAGCGTATAATGCGCAACTCGCGGAGTTGAAGCAACGCTATATTGATGGACTTTCTGACACCAAGACCTACGAAGATGCCGTGGAGTTGGCTGAGTTGGAACATCTTCGCAAAGTGGTGCAGCTTTACAAGGAAGGCACCAAGGAACGCTTGGCCGCTGAAAAGGAATATCAGAACAAAGTATTTGCCAATCAGCAAAAGATTATCCAACGCCAGCAACAAGTGAAACAGCAGCTCAAAGAGGAGTACTTTGGGGCAAATGCTGATGAACGTTTGACTAAGTACGATAGTGATATGGCTGCTTTGGAACAGGTATATCATGCTGAAGTAAAAGCAGCTGGCGACAATGCGGCAGAGAAACTGCGCATTGAGGAAGCATTTGAAAAAGCAAAGTTGGCTCTTCGTAAAAAATATGCCATTGATAGTATAGGCGTCACAAAGAACGGCATGGAAAAAGCCAATGAGAAATTGGCTAATTGGTTGGAGAGCGATGCCGGGCAAGCCGTTACGCAATCGTTCTCCACTGTCATGAGTGGCATGGGGGAGATATTCAGTGGCGTTTCTTCTCTCGTCCAGGCGGAACTCGAGAAGGAAACTGCCGCCATCAATGCCCGCTATTCTGCGGAAATTTCTGCTGCGGAAGGTAACAACTACAAGGTGGCGAAGCTTGAAAAGGAGAAGCAAGCCGCCCTTGCCAAAGCGAAGAACGAGGCGAACAAAAAGTTGTTTGCCATGCAGGTCATTCAAGCGGTGGCGCAGACGGCCCAAAACGCGATCTCTGCTTATGGTTCGGCAGCGGCTATTCCTGTGGTCGGTTATATCATGGCACCTATTGCAGCGGCTATGGCTATTGCTGCGGGCATGATACAGATTGCCGCGATCAAAAAGCAACAACAGGCAAGTGAGGCACAAGGATATGCACAAGGTGGTTTCACTCCGCAAGGCAGAGTAAACGAAGAAGTGGGCGTAGTCCATGCTGGGGAATGGGTGGCATCGCAAAAGTTGCTCGCATCACCTGTGGCTCGTCCGCTCATCAATGCGCTGGACTATGCACAAAGAACGAATACCATCGGATCCTTGCGAGCCGATGATGTTTCACGAACAATTATAGGAACAGGTGCGGTGGCTTCGCCTTCACCGCAACCTGTAATTATTCAAGCCCCCACGGACAATGTCGCTTCGGCAGCTTTGGCACAGAGTGCAGCTGTACTTAGTAGGTACGAAGAAACAATGAACCGACTAAGCCAAAGGCTGAATGAGCCTTTTGTTACCGTGAACACAGTGACAGGGGACACGGGCATCAAGCAAGCGCAAGACGAGTATGATACCCTCATGCGCAACAAATCTCCTAAATCAAGACGTAAATAAGAAGCCTTATGGAAATCATCATCAACAACCAACAAGCCGTATTGAAGGAAGGCACGTCCTTTGACTTCATTGCTGAGAATAGACTATTTACGGGAAGTGACAGCTATACGCTGACGATCACTTTCCCTTTGCGAGGGTGTA